TCCCGTTATTTCTGATAGTAAAGCGGTATTAGCCACTAAAGAAGAATTGGCTGCAATCCCAGAAACTGGCAACGGCATTGACGGGGTTAAGTATGAAGTCAAAACCCGTACCGGTAAGATCATTTTATCTAATGAAATCCTTGATGATTCCGCGGTAGATCTATCTTCAATCATTAGCGATCAACTCAAACGGTTAGTCTTGAACACTAACAACGCCCAAATCTCGACTATCTTAAGCGGTTTGACCGCTACCCCAGTCACCACCATGGACGATATTATTAAAGCCTATGACGGTAAACTTGATCCTAATTTCAAAGAGATTGCGGTTACTAATATGACCGGTTTGGCTTACTTGGACACTTTGAAGTATGAAGATGGTCACTTTATGTTGATGGACAGCGTATCTAGTCCTAGTGGTAAAACTATTTTTGGTTTACCTTTGTTAGTGCTTAACGATAAGTTCCTAGCTGGTACACCATTGTTTATTGGCTCATTGCGTGAAGCGGTGGCCGTAATTACCAGAAACAATCTAGAAATTAAGTATGATGTATTTGATAACTATGGAACTGCATTCGCTGCAATCTTAAGAACTGATTATCAATTACTTAATCCGGACGCAATGTTAAATTTAACCTTGCCAGCAGGAACAGCAACCACCAAAGCTAGTACCAAGAAATAAATAGTTGAATTGCCTACCATGTAAGAATGGTGGGCTTTTTGTTTGGCATGACGTTATATAGGCGCATTCTGACGCACGGTTTAAAAGTGGGGTGGTTAGTTTGTGGGTTTGGGTGGCTCTAATATTATAGTAGTAATGCCAAAACAAAACCCCTCGACCAAATAGGCGAGGGGGAATCAAAAAGCACTACTTCTTCAAACGAGCAGCGGTTAATCGCTGCAACTAATTTTAACATCACAATTGGCAAACAACCAGCAAGCATTTAGACAAATAAAAAACTGTTACCCAAAAGGATAACAGCACATACACGCCCCGCACGGTCTATATTAAATTGGTATACCTAATATACTGGTTGCCAAAATGGTTGCCATTGATTAGCAATTATTGGCCTTTGTTGGCAATTCTAAAAAACAGAAATGCCTTTATACCAGTAGTTTAACCGCCGTTACGATTTATTAAAAGCTATAAAATGGAGTCGGCGGGCTTTTTCGATGTTGATAGACCGGTGGTTATAAGGGTTTTGCGCAAAAAACGTGCATGAAAGTTTTATTATTTTAACGAAATCAGGCAAAATTTTTATTGGTTTGAGAATGTGGAGTGTCGGGGTTGTCCATCTTGTCTAGTACGGCCTCAATTTCATTATCGGACTGAACCTTGTACTCATCGATCAAGTATGAGTACACTCGACTAGTAGTAGCAATATCAGAATGCCCCAAACGCTTAGAAATTACATATAGATCAATATGGTTAGCTAACAGGTAAGCGACGTGAGTATGGCGCAAAGAGTGGAAGTGAAATCCCGCTCGCTTAATTTCAGCTTTCTTCATAATATTTCTCAAGACTTTATTGGCTGCGTCAGAGGTCGGAACGTTCTTCGTCTGATTTAAAAAAACTTGGTCATTCTCAGAGGGATTATAAGCTAGCCTTAATTGGTTCAAAGTATCTAACAAGGTTTGATTAATTCTAATAGTTCGTTTAGATGATTCATTTTTTGTTGGAATAAATTCACGTTTATCAGCGTCCCATGACCGTTTGACAGATATAGTTTTAAAATTCCAGTTTATATCTTGCCATTGCAACCCTTGAATTTCACCTAAGCGCATTCCGGTGTAGATGGCTACCAGGATCATGAATGGGGACGTGTAATTTACATTCAAGTTGTTCAAAATGTAATCAGCCATTTTGTTCATATCCTCGATACTAAGATATTCAATTTTTTGGCTACGGTCCTTATTAAAAACGACTTCTACATTTTTGGTGAAGTCTTTTTTTATGTCATTATCATAGACGGCATTATCAATACAAGAACGGACCAAACTATTCAGTTTAGTCATGGTTGACTTAGCGTGGTTTTTACCATAATCATTTAAGAATTCTTGATACTTTTTCCGGGTTATTTTGTCCACAGGAATATTTTTAAAGTATTCTTCGAGAATCCTGTAAGTGTGTTTATAAGTTGTATAGGTTCTTGAGTTAACGTTTTTTTCTTTAAAAAGTTCAAACCAATTCCAAAAGTATTCAGGGAATGGGGTGGACTTAGTAATGAGTTCATCGTTATTAACGTCTCGCTGCATGTCTGTTCCATAAATTTCAGCTTCTTTTTTTGTGTTAAATCCACCTTTAGTTTTAGTACGCCAATCGCCATTTTTATCTTTATAAGAAACTCTGACTTGCCACTTTTTACCACGTTTAGTTATTGATGCCATACTATTATCTCCAATCGTTAAGTTTTAGGGTTGAAATTAACGCTCATTTGGGGCACATATGTTCTTTTGGGTTTAAAAATAAAACCCCAATAAGGGGGTTATTAAAACAACGCGATTATTGAAATTATCATGGATACTGTTCCGATAAAAATGGTTCCCCACAAATACCTTCGAGTCTCTTTTTGTTCTTTATCGCGTTCCTGATTATTTTTCATAACAATATTTTCAATTTTTTCTGGTAAAGAATCGAATTTATCATTAATATTATCGAATCTAGCGTCGATTTTGTTGAAACGACTGTTCATCTTAATTTCTAGTTCATTAATTTTTGAATTGGTTTCAGTAAATTGGTTTTTAACTTTTAAATCTTGTTTTTCTAATTCACTTTGAAGTTCTCTATGTGTTACATAATCTTCCATATTTCCGCCTCCATTGCCATTATTGTATTTTTCTTCATTATCAATGGTTTGGGTATAATGGTCAACAGTTGGAAGAGGGGAGGTTTTAAATTTATCATCTGAAACTATATGTAAACCATTGGGATTGTCCATTTTACTTACCATCCTCTAGTTTTATTTTCACTAAGAAATCAAAAGAAAAGAAATTATCAGTAGTCAAATTGTTATTTATTTCTATTGAGCATTCAATATTAAAATAATAATTCACTAATGGTTTGGATAAATCAAAAGAATATATAATATTATCTCTAAATGGATTAAGTTCCACTGTAAATTTAACAGGCTCCGAAAATTGAGGCATTTCAGAAATTAGTGCTTCTTTTTTGTCCAATGGATAACTCTTATACTTATATTCATCATTGGATGTAGAAACATTTTGAATTAAATTTAGTTGTACGAACAATTTATTGTCTTTTCCAAAAATCAGTTCCTTATCGCCAATGTATATATTTTGTAAGTTTGAAGTTAAAATTCCTGAAAAGGTAAGACGATCATTTTTATTGTCTATAGTAATGGGATGGAAATTATCAGGATTTAGATCATTAATCGTTAGTGCATTTATGAAAAAGGATTTTATTGGGAACAAATTGCCACTTCCTGACTATCATATTTTAATTCCCGCCAGCAGAATCGAACTGCTGCCAGTCACCAGAGCGGGGGGAAGTTTAATATTCAAATTTCCATGAATGGTAGTTCTTACCGGTATTCTTATAAGTAAATCCTTTACCACTATCTAAGTACCATTCAGTATTTTTGTATACCTTAGTGCCGTGTTTTAAAACAACGTTTTTATCTGTTGGTTTAAACTTAGAAAAAATGCCATCGCTTCCACTACGAGACGCATTATATGGTCTAATATCATGCAGGGAATCATTTAAGTAATATGTTTTGCCATCTACTTTAACGAGGATAACATCGTATGGAGAATCAGCAGAAGGCCACTTAGCATAAACTTTTTTCTTGTAATTAGTTAATTTATAGTCAGGTTCTTCCAAACTATCCTTGGCGTCGTTGAAATTCTTATATAGATCAGCTTCATCAGTGTACATATCTAGGTAAGCTCTGCGCCAGGCATTATAGAAAAAGTCGTCACTGTCAGCAACGGTATAGCCTTTAAGTGGTTTAGGCTTTACATATTTTTTCCAATAAGTTACCTCACCCATTATTTTATAGTTAACTAAATAGGTTTTTCCGTTTTTATGTTTCATTTTCCACATGCGGCTACTTTGAAATCCATATTTAGCTAAAGCATTAAAAGTGTAGGTTGCTTTCGTTACCTTAGAAAAGGCTAGCTTCTTCCATCCAGACCAGCTACTTTTGTAAAAAGTTTTTCCATTATAGGAAACTGAGTATGTATTAACCTTCATCTCACTCCCATTTGGAGCATAGTAAGTTCCTCTCCAACTTTTAGGAGTGTAATAATGAATTGTTTTTGCGTTTGCTGTTAAATTCGAAATAGCCATAAAACCGCAGAATGACAGCGCAGAAATCCCGGTAATTACTAAGTGTTTTAACTTCATGGTAAATCCTCCAATGTTCCGGCCCCTCAACCGGATATGTAGTCAGCTTTTAAAGTCATCAGAATTTGGACAGCAAATTTATCAGCTTTCACTAGAGATTAACTTATTAAATCTACAAATTTCCAAATACAAAATGCAAATAGTATAAGCATCAAAAAAGAAAATTTAGTAGAAAACATTATAGTAATAATTGCTCCGGCACAAATAGCCCAAAACCAAGGATGTCCATTTTTTTGTGGTACAGATTCTTGTTCATTGTTTGCCTTATCAATTTTAATTTCGTTTTCTGAATTATTTTTTATACTTTTTGATGTTGCTTTTTCATTCTCTCCAAATCTAGGTGCAGGAGTTTGCACAGTTGTTTGTTTGTAAACCTTGTTGTAAACAGACTTCTTGGGGTCGGTAATCATGCCGGTACCTTTTTTACCATAATAGGGGTTTACGCTTCTCTTAAGTTCTCTTTTTAATTTGCCGGTAGTGCTTGCCTTAAATGATTTCTTTAAGCTAGGCTTTCTATAACCAATTTTCATTCAATTACCACCTTTACTAAATAAAAAACCGATAAACAGGTTTTTATTCTTCGGGATATCCGTAAGCATGAACTAAGTCACTTCGATATTCTGGACCAACACCATTTTCTTCTACATATAGTAAGGCAAGTAGGCCGCTAGCAAACTCACTAGCTTGTAGCTCTAGCGGACCATAGCTCAACCTTCCTGTATAGTAGCCGTTCAAATCAGCATGCATAACTACATGGCCAATTTCATGGGCTAGGGTGAAATATCTTTGTGGTTTATATTTTAACGACTTGTTAAGCATAACAACGGGGGCGTGTTCATCATAGAATGTTTTTCCAAACGGACGCTCTCCAAAGTTAACCCAACGTACATCAATATTTAATTTTTCAGCAATGACGAAGGGGTCTGCGGTTCCATACCGCCTTATCATTGTTTTTATTGTGTTCTTAATTAAATCATGCATTCATTAATAACCGTCCCTAATTGTGTTTATGACGATCCCAGAAAATACCAATCATGGCTCCTCGTACTTTAGCTTTTTCTTCCTCGGTTAAATCTTCACCGCCATATGTCATGGAATCAAGATTTTCATCTAAGAACTTTTCTAGGTCGATTTTATCTTCTTCATTAGCCCAACTAGGAGTAGGTGGATCATATGGATTAACATCATTTTTACTTAATTCATCAATACTTACGTTAAATACTCTACTAAAATTGGCTAAATCTTCTGCGCTTGCAGATGTATATCCTCGTTCGATATTAGAAATCACTTGAGGCGTTAAATGAACTAAATCACCTAATTGTTTTTGGGTAAGGTGTTTATCTTTTCTTAATTGTTTTATTTTATTTCCTACGTTATTCATGCTTAGCACCCCTTATGTATTTGTATTATAAACTAAATAACGGATTTCGTGATAAAAATAACGGAATTATGGAATTTTTTATTGACAATAACGTAATCCGTTAGTATACTTGTATTTGTAATCAAGTAGGAGGTGATAGATTGCAAGTTCAAAAGAATATCGCCAAGATTAGAGAAGCTAAAGGCGTTAAACAGAGTGCAGTTGCTTCTTTTCTTGGTTACAGTAGTCAAAAATATCATCGTATTGAAAAAATAAATAAGACAATATCTACTGATGATTTAAACAATATTGCTTTGTTTTTAGGAGTAGATATTAATGTTTTTTTTGATGATAAACTAACGGATTCCGTTATTAAAAATGTGGGTAAAGAGAAACAACCCAGCTAGGAGGCAAGAAAATGAAGAACTATGTTTTAGCACCAAAACCAGTATCAACAAGTATTACCCGAGACAAGTTTATCGAAGATCTTGAAGATCAAATTAGTCCTTTCTGGGATGGCTATACTGTGCTGTTTTTTATGCAGAAAGAAGGATTCTTGATCAAGGACAATTCATCTTACTGGTTTTACTGTCCTACTCAGAAAGCCCAAGAATTGGGGTTGCTAGAAATCGATGACAGTCAGGGCTTAATGTTCACCCCAAAAGGTCAGAAGTACTTCATGGATTACTTCGTTAGTAAGTCCTCACCAATTATGTAGAAAGGAGGTGCTTACATGCGATCTCGTAAAGAAAATATTCAGTTTATCAAAGCTAGCGATCCAACTACTAGCGATGCTGTTTTAAATTTTTTAAGTGATGAGCAAATCAGCAATTTAGCTGAAATTACTAAGTAAGAGCTTGGTAATGAAATAGCCGAAGCTGCCTTTGCTTACTAACTTAATTATCAATCTTCAAACCGTTAAATTAAACAAACTAATTTAACAAAAGGAGGTGATTAACGTTGGAAAACGGAAGGAAACGATTAGCTGATCAGTTAGCTTTGGCTTTAAGTAAATTGCCTGAGGGTATCCGTAGGAAAGATGTAGCGGATAAGGCGCATTCGACACAAGCAGCGCTTAGTCAGTGGGCAAGTGGTAAACGTAGCGTAGATCCTCATGCTATTAGATTAATTGCACAATACTTACACAATCCAAAGTTGATTTACTCAGCTTCTCGTCAGGAATTTGAAACATTATCTTTCAAAGACGATGGCAAGGTAAAAGACGACCTCTTCGCCGCAACAATCGATCAACAGCAGCAAGAAAAAGAACGTATCGAAATTCAAGCAGCTGCGTTTGCTAGTGCGATTAAGCCTGACAGGCAAAAGACGTCCAAAGATTGGGAAAACATCAATCGTATGAACAAAGAGTTTCCAGAGGAGATTAGCTCAGAGCTAACAATGTGGTTTAGCTGGTGTGTTTACAATCACGAAGACCCAATGGAACTTATTAAAAAAGTTAACGAAAAGATTGGAGGTTAAAAAATGCCGCAAGTTTTAAACGTAACTATGCCGGTTCAAATACCAGATGACTACAAGCTTATTGAGAAATCAGAATATGACGATTTAAAAGCTAATGAAGTTCAAGGGAAGTTATGGACCAAAGATGATTTACGCAATTTGCTAGGTGGACGGTCATTCGATTGGATTAAAGAGCGAGTTCTATATAATCCTCGACTATCAAAGGACTATGAAGAAATGAAGCGAAATAAATTCATCATCGAGGCTAAAGGTAAAGGCGGCCGCTGGTTGTTTAAAGCTAGTGAAATGAAGAACTTCATTGACCGCAACTGGAATTTAATTAATTGGGAGGCGTAAGTATGTATACATTTTTAGGAGAATTATGTTTGTTTTTGTTCAAGGCATTCATTGCAGTAGCGATTGGATGGGGACTTCATAAGTATGTATCTCAATACAGTAGTTGGAGGGAATTATTCAATGACACCTTTAAATAAAAGCGCAAAAAAATACACCAACCGGGTGCAACCGATCGGTGTAGTCAATAACTTTTATAAAAATATTATTACAGTTAATTCTAAGCCAAAATTAACGATTTGGCAACGGCTAGGGGGTCTGATTCATGGTTAATTCAGGCCACTACAACGAACGTGTTAAACAACTTGATAATAAAATTCAAAAAGCTTTTGCCAAAGGTAGTCCAGATGGATACATCGCTGGACTTATGAATCGAAGGAATGTCTGGAAAATCCAGTTAGCAAAAATGGAGGCAATGAAAAATGGACGAAGTTAAAGAACGCTTTTTTATAAAAAATGATGATGAAGCTGATTGGGCGTTTGAAAAGTTAGCAGAGTATAAACACCAATCCGAACAGTTAGAAAGTCGACGAGACGAATTTGTTGCTAAATATCAACAAAAAATTGATGACTGGTACAACCCACAAAGCACTAGCGTTCAAGATCAAATTAATTATTTTCAAGGCTTGATTGAAGAATATCGGTTAACTAAGCCAGACGGTAAGGTCAATGTTCCGTCAGGTAAAACGTCCGTTAGAACTACTAAAAAGTTCATTAAAGACGAGAATGCGTTGCTAGCTTATGTTGAATCCAATCACCCAGAATTTATTGAGAACACTTCGAAAGTTAAATGGGGCGATTTTAAAAAGACGCTTAAGCCAGTAAATGGTAAGGCAGTTGATGAAAATGGTGAAATCGTTGAGGGGATCACTACTCAAGAAGAAACCAAAGTGACTTATAAACCTAATATGACAGTGATTGGATTACCAGAAAGCGAGGTAAGTGATGAAAACTAGTGAATCAATATCAAACATCGCAACAAAGTTAGCAACTTTTAGAACTAAAGTAGTTCAACCAACGAAAGATGCTGATAATCCTTTTTTTAAATCAAAATATGTACCATTGGAAAATGTTCAACAATCTATCGATGATGCGCTTCCGGAGGGCCTAACATACGTTCAGGAAGTTACATCAGATGGTCAAAATGTGGCCGTTTCTACTATCGTTTTAGACGCATCAGGTGAGTACATTCAATTTGAACCTTTCTCTATGAAAGCTAAAAAAGACACGCCATAAGACATGGGATCAGTTGAAACCTATGCTCGTCGATATAGTTTATCAGCGGTATTTGGAATTACTTCAGATCCCGACGATGACGGCAATTTGGCATCAGGGCAAGGAACTAAAAAGCAGAATCCAAAGCCAAGTAATAATCATAAGTCTAATGATCCTCTGGCAGATGATTCTATTCGATCCGAAATAACCAGTGAAATTAAAACTTTATCGCTAGTAAACGGGCAAAGCGATAAAGAAAATAGTAAACGAATAATGCTACTTTTAGGAATTCCTACTTGGAAAGAACTTACTATGCCACAAGCCGAAGCGATGAAAAAACAAATTAATAAGGAAGCAGCTCAAACTATGAAAGATGATATGGATAATTTGGAGGCAGCCGAATGAGACAAATAACAATTTCAGGAAATCTAGGAAAAGATCCACAAATTAATACCACTCAAAATGGAATGGAAGTAGCTAACTTTAGCGTTGCAGTTCGTAAGAGCCGTCCGGACGATGGAGGCAATTACGGTACCGATTGGTTCAGATGTTCTGTTTGGGGTAAAAGAGCCGCTACTATCGAACGCTTTTTCCATAAGGGTAGTCATGTAACCGTGACGGGGACATTTGAACTCGATGAGTACGATGGTAACCCACAACTCAATGTAAACGTGACTGACTTTGATTTACCAGATAACAAAACTCAGGCAAGTGATAATCAATTTGACAATGGTGACGATTCAATCGACATCTCAGATGATGATTTGCCGTTTTAAAAGGAGGTAGCCCATGAACAATGGTTGGGTGAAATTGCATCGTGATATTGTCCATACCAAGCTTTGGGCCAATCCTGATAAACTTCGATTTTATCTTTTGCTACTGATGAAAGCAGGGCATGCTCCAAGTAAGGTATACGGAGTTGATTTGAAACAAGGACAATTTTTAACAGGTAGAAATGCATTAAATTTAGAACTTAATGAGGGTCACCGTGCAAATTCAAAACACTTTGTATCAAGTTCCACTATGTATTCGTGGCTCAAGTGGTTAAAAGCTAACAACCTAATTGACATGCAATCGACGTCTGAATATACCGTCATCACTGTGTTTGAGGCTATTGATGATTCAGAAGCTGACAACCAACTTAACAACAGTTCAACAACGGTTCAACATCAACTTAACAGCAGTTCAACAACGGTTCAACACAAACAAGAACTTAAAGAACTTAGAGAAGTTGAAGAATCTAAGAAAAAAGATATTGTCGAGCAGCCACCTGAACCTGATCCCGAAACTCAAAAGCGCAACGCTATTACTCAACAAGTTATTGATTACCTGAATAAGCAAACCGGAAAAGGTTTTTCTGGAAAGTCCAAGGACGCCAGAAAGTTAATCAGCGGTCGCCTATCGGAAGGCCGAACCCTTGAGGACTTTAAGACGGTTATTGATAACAAGGTTGAGGATTGGCTTAACGATGATGAGATGGTCAAGTATTTACAGCCAAGCACACTGTTTAGACCTAGCAATTTTGAAAAGTATTTAAATCAAAAACCAGTTAACTCAACGGAGAAAGGATGGTTCGACCTATGATTATTGACTCATTGATGATTGAACGGGCAAAACAAGCGGCACGCCGTGAAGGTGCTGATGTGGACCATCTTCCAGACACGCCAGAAGGCATTGCTGAACATTTAGCTAAACGTGATGCTCAAACGGTTGCTAAGAGCCTTGAAGAAATTGCTGATAAAAAGGCTAGATACTACTTCGATAACTCTTTATGGAGCGGTGACGTTGAACTGAAGTTTACGTTTAGCGACTGGAAAACTGATAGTCAACAAAATGCAGAAGAAGCTAAACGATTAGGCAATCAAGCCTTTAGTATTGCTAAACAGCTTACTCAAGAAGATTTTAACGTGGCTTTGTTAGGCCAAGCAGGAGTGGGTAAAACTTCACTAGCGTTAGCGATTATGTATGCGTTGCAAGAAAAAGGAAAGTCAGTAATTTTTGTTTCGACCATGGAGCTGCTTAAACTGCTACAAAACAAATACGACTTTCCAGAGCTAGCAAGAAAAATTGAAGATGTTAAACGGTCAATGGTCGAGGCTGACGTGGTCGTTTTAGATGATCTTGGCACTGAAGCCGGTAAGAAAGACGGTAACGTCAGATCGGTTCATAAAGACCTACAGGACTTCCTGTATCAGATCGCTAATGCCAGGGTTGATTTTGCAAATAACCAGTCTAGAGGATCAATGATTATTACCTCGAATAACAAAGGCACAGAGCTAGTTAGAATGTACGACCCTAAGTTAATAGATCGAATTTTTACTAAGAATCCAGAGCATCAACTTAGTTTTGAAAACATGAAAGGAGTACGTAACGTATGAAAGTTAGAGCTTACGACGGACACTTGGTATCTGTTGAACCTAAGTGCCCAATGTGTAATGGAACTCACGTTTTACAGACGGGCCCAGAGTTTGAAATGACTGCAGAACCTTGCCCAGTATGTGGGCCAATCAGTCAAGAAGAGTCACACAGAAGAATTGAAGCCATTAGAAAGGAATGGGCGCCATATGCGCCTAAGGAAAAGGTCAATGTTTAAAGCAGTGGGTAGCAAAACACATAAAACTTATCTCGTGGCAAATACCTACGAGGCAGTTCACCGCTTGCTTAAAGATATGTTTCCGTCAGTGAAATACCCTAAGCGATACAATCTGGACCCTAATCGCTATGGAAACGGCAAAGTGATGAATCCAATTTATCCAGAACCGATGTACATCATTCAAGTAAAGGACGGGTGGCCAACACATGCCAATTAAAATCAAAGATTCAACAGTTTACGAATGTTACGACAGTGCCAAGTGTGAGTACGGGGATAGTAAATGGCAAGCTCTGCTTGAAGCTTTCGCTGGTGAAATTAATGATCTTGCCGATGGAACAGAGATGAGTGCAAATGACATCTTAAAGGTTACTGACGCAATTCTTCGTGGTGTCGATGTTGAGTTGGAAGAAGAAAAGAGGTACTGCATGGCTTTTGAAACGTACGACATTGCCACGAAAGAATTTCAAACAAGGTGTGCAGAGATAATTAAAGATATTAATGGATTCCCCTATGTATCAATGCAGGGATGCAATGAATTTAAAGCGACCAAAAAAGAATGGAATGAGGCATTTAAAAATACACCTTACTTGAATATTAATAATTTTGACTTGAGGGTTAATGATTTTAGAAAAGGTTTATGAAGATGACTAGTCCAACAGCTAATAAAATAATTATTCCCGGTGAATTACCTACGCTAAACGAGTATTCGGACGCTGAACGAGGCAATAAGTACCACGGAAGTAATTTAAAGCGTGCTAATACAGCTCTATGTTCCATGTGTGTTAAAGCAGCGATGAACAAGGGGTTAACGGTTGACGGTAAGATCGATATTCATTGCCATTGGTACATGAAAAATCGCAAAAAGGACAAAGACAATATCCGCTTTGCTATCAAATTTATTCAAGACGGCATGATGAAAGCAGGATTGATTAAAAATGATGGCTGGAAACAGATTGGCGATTACTTCGATGAGTTTTCTGTAGATAAAGAGAATCCACGCATTGAGGTAGAAATTACGCCACATGAATAAACCGGAGGAGGTTAAACGTTGTTTGCCAAAATAATTAGCCTGCAGGGCAATCAAGTAACCTTACAGCTAGATGACGAATTGAATATGGATCAGCTCCAGCGATTCGCCAATGGCAAGCAACCAACCGCTGAGCTGATAATTCAAGATGAGCGGTTAATTAGCCCAGACCAACGCAAAAAGATATTCGCTTTGATTCACGATGTGAGCCAGTTTACCGGATATGACGAAAGAGATACCGAGATGGAATTAAAGTATCGCTACTACGCTAAGACGGGCGCTGACAGCTTTTCAATGTCTAACTGTGATATGACTACGGCTAATCAGTTTCTAACGTTTATATTGGACTTCTGCTTTGAATGGGATATTCCTTTTAGAACTAAATTGTGGGATTCAATCCCAACCGATTACCACTTAGCTGTTCAGTGCTTGAGGTATCGAAAATGTGTGATTTGTGGCAAGCCAGCAGACGTTCATCACTTTACTGCTGTTGGTAATCGCAGCCGGAAGTTAGTTGATCACCGTAAGTTGTGGTTCATGGCATTGTGTAGGTCGTGCCATTCTTCGATCCACAACATGGGCGCTAAGCAGTTCATGTTAAAGCACCATATTCGGCCCGTTAGGTTGTCCGACGATGACCTGATCCGGCTACATATCATGACAAGAAAACGAATGGATGAAATAGATGAGGAGGTAGCCTATGACTCGTAATGCTTGGGATCAGAACCATATCAAAAAGCTTAAAAGAAAACTAATTCTGGATCCGGATACCAACGAAGTACTAAATCTTTCAGAATGCGCGTCTGAATTTGATATTGCTAAAACTACAATGCGTAGGAGGATTATCGAACTGCGAAAGGTTGGAGAACTTCCTAAGATCAACAAGCGTAACCAATTCGATGAGTATAACCGTCCATATTCTGATAGTGAACTAAAATCAATTTCTCAAATGTTCGAATATGGCTGTAGTAATGAAGAAGTTGCTCAGCGTTTCAATCGAACAATTAAAGGTATTTCATTTTTACGCAGTAAATTAATTCATCAAAACAAGATCAATTACGTTTGCCAACCGTGGTCTGACGATGAGGATAGATGGCTGTTAGAGCATATCGAGCTGGATGCTAATAATATAGTTTCCAACACTCAAGAGATCGTTAAAAGGTCAGAACGATCTAAGAACGCTATAGAACATCGAATTCATAAGCTAAGAGTTGCGGGAAAGATTCCATCAACGACTAAAAGAGGAGCTTCAGATCCCGGAATTAAAAGGTGGCTGGATTCAGAAAAAGAAATTAACCAATGGATTTTTTCAAACTAGTGGAGGAAGACGATGGCTAAAAATAAGCGAAATAAGGGTCGGACATATACGGGATCTACCGATATGAACGGACGCAAAATTTATGTAGGTGATTTTGTAGAGTACTGTAACACCGCTCCGATCGTTTCTATGCTTTATCGAAGTGTAGTTCAAGAAAAAGATGGCAGTTACACAATGGTGTTTGAGGGTGGACGATCAAAAATGATTCCCGGAAGAATACCGTATACGATCAATTACGGTGAGTTCAGTCGTGTAGATCCAAATCTTTTGACCACCGATAGAAAGTACACATTTATTGAATTGCCTAAGAATCCGGAATTACTGGAGGGGTAGTTGCGTCGTAAGAATGGCAATTAAATATCTATTTTATGGAGGAAATCATGTCATACGCCATTATCAACAAACGTACTAAGAAGTATGTATACGGAACTGACTACAGCCGTGACCATGTCACTAAAGATGGCAAGCATACTAAAAATCAATTTACATCATTTGGCAGTGCCATTGTGTATGCAGATCTACGAGGAGCAGAACGTGGTTTTGAACATCGTGGGTGCGGTCAGGGCTACGAAATTCAAGAAGTAAAAATCTTACCAGTAGGAGGAAAACAATGATTGAGTTAAAACTTGGGCTTGTTATTGTTCAACTGTTACTGTTGATTGCACAGATAACTTTAGGAATTTGTTTTATAGATAAGCAATGGGCAATGAACGTTTCATCAGGAATAGCTATCACTAATGTTCTAATTTTAGTAATCGTTTTGATCATTTAAAGGAGTAGAAATGGGTAAAAAATATGTATTATTGCTTTCTCCCACTGTTGACTATATAGCCACTCATAGCGGTGATACGCGTGAATGGGTGACCGATAGTCATCATATTCCATTCCAAGTAACTAATTATGATTCGGAATTTGCTTGGTTGATTGATCATGAGGGGACACCGCAATTTACTTCATGGCCTTGGAGAGACAATTACGCTTTAACACAACGGCAAATCGATAGGATTAACAGCCAATTTGGCTTTGATCTGAATGAAATCAAGGTAGCAATTTAATAGCATTTTTTTGTACAAAAAAAGCCGCCCCGGCAGGCGACTTAGTAGTTGTTAATAATCGAATTAAGTTACATCTTATTTTACCATATTTGTTGCTATATACAAAGACGCTAAATACAGGGGTGTAACTACATTGGACGATTTATCAGCAAGCTTATTTCCCGAGGTGAATCGGGAAGCAACTATTAACAACTGCAAACATTTTTTCAACGTAACATTTCCACGCATGGTGCGAATCAGTGGTGTATCTGTAGCCATACTTAAGTCGCCAAGTAGTGATGGAATGCCTAAAGCACAAAATACCGAAAACTCAATGGAACGGCGGATTGTTCAACGACTAACGGCGGAACAGATTGTTAAGCGGACTATTGAAGCCATTGGTCATTGTGATCAGCGCTCAAAAGAAGTATTAGATTTACTCTACTTAGAAGACTACTCCGACACGATGTGTTTTATGCACATTGGATATAGTCGATCACATTATTTTGATGTAGTGAAGCCAGAAGCCTTACTGCAATTCGCAGACTGCTACATGATGGATGATCTACATATCTATAAGGAGAATTAATTTGGATAAAAGTAAAGCTGCACAAGAACTATTAAACACGCTCAACGATGGGGCAAAACAATTACCAGAAACAGTTAAGATGTTCGTCCATCAATATCAAATTTGGGGGATAGTTCAATCCGTAATTGCAGGAATAATCTTGCTAGCAATCATAATTATTTTAGTTTTGATGGCTATTAAAGTATCAAAGGATGAATTTTTTGATTGGGAAGAGTTTGCTATTTCTGGTTGTATAGCATTTATTCCAATCGTAATTGATTTTATTTGGCTTATGGTTTCTCTTTATGAAGCAACTGTTCCGGAATTGTCATTAATACAATCAATTCTTGGATAAAAAACCAGACTCTGACCGGACTTTTACCGGACTATGACCAGTCTCACGATACGAAAAAGGGGATTATATTAGTAGCATCGAAAGATAAAGTTATATCCCTAGTTGTCGCTAGGAGCTATTAAGCCGGTTCGATTCCGACTGACAACATTTGCCAATGGCAAAAACTTCTTAGCCATGACCGGACTGTCTGACGGTTCGACTCCGTCACATGGCTTTGCTGCTGTGATACTACTTACTGATTTTGCATTACTGAGTCCTCCAGACTATGTTAATTTTTCACTCCTTTCTGAAATTAGATATATATATAAATACAATCCAGCAGCAGTGACGTGACCGGTGATAGTTGTAGGTTCAACTCCTACACACGTTATAGCCCCGCAAAAATAATCGAAACAACTCTAGGGGCAACATGAGGTATTAAACGGCTATGATAGCTTGCAGGCATTTGCCGGGTTATATGCAAGGTTCGATTCCTTGCTACCTCATTGGGGGAGCCACACTGGCGTCGGAATGCTGGTAGCGTGCGATGATCCCTTGGGTGAGCGACATTTTGATTTTAGTGTAGAAATCAAGGCAACCTCGTAAGCTGACTTTTGTCGCCAAGACCCCAGAAGTACCATGTGCTAGGAGCGGTTGCCGATACAACCAAAGGTTCGAGTCCTTTACATGGTGTAGATCATAAGCGATCCGAATAACAATCGAGGAGGAATCCCTCTTTTGTAAAAATTAACACGCTCATGGTCAAACTCGCTACAAACAAAAATAAAATAACGTGTCGTACTCATAAGCAACGGCGAGGTAAGGGACTGGGGACAGTCCTTTTTTGATATGATAGAAAAATCATAATATTCTTGGTAAGATAAATTAACAAACGTTTAAGGTGGTTATTAATTTGTCTTATTATGATATGCAAAATTATTCTTTAGCAAGTTCCTCAGTATTAAATGGAAATGAGCAACTAGAAATAAGTATATTCGGAAATAACAAACAACGGTGTTTTTATTTTATTTGGGGAATTATTTCTGAAGGTATTAACTATTTTGGAAATCTAATTGGATTGACGATGGAACAAAAAGTAATCGATTCTCCATTAAATTTTTATGTTCTTTATAACATTGGCGACAAAGCTAGGATCTATTTTTCTTCTGATAAAGCTATTAGGGGAATAAGTACTGTTTATTTTGATGGCAGTGTAAAGCAAGAACAAAGCAGCCTGAACTTAATGTCAGGAATTAACTTTAATGATTACGTAGATATAAATGTCAATGATATCAAAGAAATTAGTAATGAAATCGCCAATGCTGATGATAAAGATTTAAAAACTAACTCATGGATAGTTAGTCATAACGAAAGCTTATATTTAAGTATTTTTAATTCTACAAAATCTACGGTAATTAGAATCATTGAAAGAGGTAAGAAAATGCAGTTTAATCCTATATTTAAGGCAAGAGATTTAACGATTGACGATAAAATGGTATTTGGAATTCTTCAATTTGATGATGATCGTTTGGAATTTTTTAATAGTTTTATAAAACCTATCATTGAAAATGAGTTTAATTTGAACGTTATTAAATCAGGAGATATCTTTGATGCAAGTAGTCCTAGTATTATGGAAAATATTTGGGTATACATTAATACTTCAAAATTTATTATTTGCGATTTAAGTGGCAAAAATCCAAACGTTTTTTATGAACTAGGAATAGCTAATACTATTGGGAAACCAGTTATCACAATTTGTGATACAGACTCATTTGAAAAAGATTATGATGGTAAGTTACCATTTGATATTTCATCAAATACTACTATTTTTTATAAAAATACAGCAGTTGGTGCTGAAAAATTTAAAGCAGATTTAAAAGCAACCGTAAAGTCCGTTATTACAGGACAACCAGTAATCAAAAGATTAAGTTAACAGCCTCCGGGCTGTTTTTTTGTACTAAAAAAGCCAGACTAATTGTCTGGTTTTGATGTTATTTATTTACTTTTTTCTCAACGATGGCATCGGTTAAAGTTTCGGAAAAATTGAGCTTTAAATCTTTGCCTAACTTATCAGCCCATTTGGGAATAGTTAGAGTTTTCTTGACGGGTTTTTGACTGTCGAGATATTCGTTTAGGTTAACAGTAACCATGGATTTGAACGATCTAGCAGGATCGTACTCTAAATCAAAGTCATCGTCATCTTTAAATGGGTCGTTATCTGATAGAGATAGCTTATTAATATCCGATGGTTTAGGCAAATCTTTACCATCTTCTATTAATGAAGATACCACGAGACCTAACCAATCAGATGCCATATACATAGCGTCTGAAACGTCTTCTCCTTGAGTTGCAGAGTTTTCAAAGTCTGGAAAGTGAACAAAGTATCCCGGAGTTTCTGATTCATCATAATAAAATAAAGCAGGGTAAGTTACTAACATAATTAATCCTCCTTAGATATGCCAAAGAAGCTGACTATAGTAGTCCAGCTTCTTTTTTAATGCCTCGCTCGGTGTATTTATTTAATTCACCGTGAGGCACTGTAATGGGTCGGAAGCCGGGTTTATCCATTTTAATATGGGAACCTTTGCCACCGTCGGTTTTAGTCCAACCGTGACTTTTAAGCAACTTCACCATGGCTTTTTGTGTCATTGGCATGTGCACTATACCTCCTGACAAGATATATTGTCGCACGTGTTACACGTATTGTCAATTAAAACACTTAAAAAAGAAAGGAAATTTATATGCGAAAACTAAAGTTACATAGTTTACACGATGACGGCCATGCGCTGCTTTACCAGTTACTAGATGTCTGCACAGAAAAGGCTATGGCAAGTGTAGAACTGGATATTGATTACAGTAAAAAGCACGCTCCGTTATTTATCCAAGGCAAGCGTGTTAGAAGTGGCGACATTGCTCTTTATAACGAGGACAAGTTGGTGATTCATCATGTCAAGCATGACTAAAGTGGATGGCTACTACGCCAGCTGGGAAGAAGTTAGAGAAGATCGTAAGCTACAACGTGAGTTAGATGAGAAGAGGAAGCTAGCTAAATCAAGTAAGAAAAAGAATAAAAATAAAAGGGGCGAGGTGAAGTTCAATGGGATTCGTTAATAAATTGGCGTGGTTCATATTACTAGCATTGATTTTATGTAAGGCATTAGGGTGGACCACTATCACGTGGTTGCCAATAATTATTTATGGTGGCATTTTACTAGTGCTAAATATTTTTGTTGTGGCTTTCGTTGTTTTAGTTGCAGCCGCTATGTCTTATGAAAAGAAACATAAAAATGAATAATATGTAGCCACGGTGTTTACTATTTGATACTCTTGAATTAATAATTATTTAGGAGTGTTCAAAGTGGATTTTTTTAAAAAATATTGGAAAATAGGATTATTGTTTTCGTTTATCGGTTTTGTAATAATACCATTTTTAGTTTTATTAGGAGAACATTTTTTAAATTTTGGATGGTTTTCAGAAGCAGATAATGGAGCTTGGCTTGGATTTTGGGGTGGATATTTAGGTGCTATCCTTTCTATAGGAGGGGTTTACTGGTCACTTAAAGTACAAATAGAAAATAATAATGAATTGTTTCGAAAACAGTTAAATGAAGATCGTAGAAGAATAAGAGAGAATGATAGGCCTGATTTTTTAATTCAATTTGATGTTTTTGATGTTAACAGTGTCGAAGATTTTCATAATGTAATTATAAATAACCATTCAAGACAGACTGATAACTTTTTAAAAACAAATAAAAAACTAGGAAAACATGAAAAACTGTTTCTATCATCTCTCAAAATAGAAAATACATCAGATAAAGACGCAACTAATATTTCTGTTGAATTGATTAATAATTCTGATGGAATCCATCCCTTTATAGAACGAGTTCAGATACCTATTATCAGAGCTCATAATTATATTTACTATATTCCAAGATCTACTATAGAAACGTCTGGTCACAATCCAAATGTTATTAATATTTGGGTTTCAACTAAATATGAAAATCTTTATTATCAATATCACAATTTAGAGAGTACTAACTACTGGGAAGTTATATCTGACGAACCTATTAGTGATGTAGATTATCCAGAGGATACTTCCCTAAAAGATAGCCCCCGCAAATTCGAAGCAATAACAAACATTTATGAAAAAGTTACTATATATGAATAATAATTAACAAAAATTAGGAGATATGTTATGAAATATGAAATTAATTCAATGGCTGATTGGTCTGCTATTACGCCTGCTATGCAAACAGATTTATATGATAATTATGGCATTAATTTTAGCACTACTTATAGATTAATAAACACAGAAAATGATAACGAACCCGGAGGACAGCTAACTTTAAAAACATTCTCTGGTCAAGAAATATTTGACGCCCCAATTACAATTTCAGATGATGAAAAAGGAATTGTGATTTCTGATCGTCATAGAGATTTCTTTATTCATACGAAATAAGTTTTAAGACAGCTTAACGGCTGCCTTTTTTGTTATCACAATTAGGAGGTGAGGCATCATGGCAAAAGGAAAATATCAAGAGTGGTTAACGCCAGAAGGATTAATCAAAATTGAAGGTTGGGCTCGTGATGGCCTCACTGATGAACAAATATCGCAAAATATGGGCGTTAATAGGACGACTTTGTATGACTGGGAAAGAAAATATCCCGACATTTCCGACGCCTTAAAAAAGGGTAAAACGGTTGTTGATTATCAAGTTGAGAATGCACTTTTAAGGCGAGCATTAGGTTATACAACTATCGAAGTTACTAAGGCTATATCGGAAGAGTCAGGAAGACTTGAGGTATTTAAAGAAGTAGAAAAAGAAGTGCCACCAGATACCACGGCCCAAATATTCTGGTTGAAGAACAGGAAACCTGAAAAATGGCGTGATAAGCAAGATATTGATGTGTCAGGTGGCTTAAACATGCCTAACTTAAAAGAGTTAAGTACCGAAGAATTGAGGCGATTAGCTAATGAGCCTAACGAAGAGTGAACGTGCGGCGCTGGCTAAGCAGTCACGGTTAGAATTAGCTAGACGCAGTTACGCTGATTATTTCCAAATGTCCCAAGATTATCAAATGAAGTTATTTCCACATACAAAATTATTGTGCGACGCTCTGCAGCCTATTGCTGACGGTGAGCGTCGTTTTTTAATTGTTGAAATGCCCCCACAACATGGCAAGTCGACTACTATCACGGAAACTTTTCCTAGTTATTATTTGATGAAGCATCCCGAAAAAGAAGTTATGGTAGCCAGTTATTCTGATGATTTAGCACAACGCTTTGGTAGTCGCAACTTAGCTAAGTTTAATGAATTTGGCAGGGATATGTATGGATTAACCAGCTCTCCTACTAAGCATACGAGTAATGAATGGCAAATTGCTAACCACCGTGGGGCTATGCATTCAACTACTATTTTAGGTTCAGCTACTGGTAAGCATTCTGATTTATTAATCATTGATGATCCGATTAAAGGGATGCAGGACGCTAACTCAACCACAATTCGTAATAAGATTTGGGATGAGTGGCAGGCTAGTTTCTATAGTCGTTTATCAGCCACTGGGTCAGTTATAGTAATTATGACTCGCTGGAACGTTGATGACTTAGCTGGTCGACTACTTAAAGAGATGGCGTTACCGTGGGAAGAAGTCAAGCTGCCAGCGATTGCCGAAGAAAACGATATGTTAGGCCGTGAAGTTGGCGAACCATTATGCCCGTTCCCACCCATGAATAAGGGCAAAGACTGGGCAGAACAAACCATGCGAGTATCTGGTTCTAAAACATGGGCAGCGTTGTACCAGCAAAGACCAGTGTTAGATGGTGGTAACATCTTTAAAGCTAATCAAGTGCATTACTATCTACCCGACGGGGCAACAGCCACTAGATTGGGGTTAGATCATGATGAGTCAGTAGCTATTTTGCCTAAGCTAGACAAAACATGGAGTAGTTGGGATCTTACCTTTACGATGTCAGATACCAGTGATTATGTGGCTGGTCAAACATGGGGTAAGCAAGGGGCCAACTTCTACTTGCTTGATCGAGTACATGATCGTATGGCGTTTAATGATCAGTTAAAAGCGATTATGAGTATGCATCAACGGCAACCACAAGCCAAAGCCATTTACATTGAAGATAAGGCGAATGGCTCGGCGATCATTAACACAATTCGAAATGTAGTATCAGGAATCATTCCAGTAGTTCCGGAGGGCGATAAAGTTACCCGGGCTAATGTAGTGGTTCCTTTTTTTGAGGCTGGAAATATCTATTTGCCACATCCTAAATGGCAACCTTGGGTCCGTGAAATGTTAGACGAATGGACTGGATTTCCTAATATGGAACACGACGATGAGGTAGATTCGATGACTCAAGCATTAAGCCGTGAAGTTGCAGCACAGCCAGCACAAGTAGCCGTCAGTAATGATCGGCTTTTTTATTAGAAAGGAGGTAGCCTAAATGACACAATTAAGTTCTATTTCTCGATATTTAAAGGATCGTGATGGTCCTAGTCGATTTATTAGTGGTGGTATAACTGGCGAAAGCAATCGTTGGTTATCTGAGCATGTTTATCTAGATGATAATGACGTACCACGTTGTTCGCCGGATTTTGATATTGAGCAAAATCTTGATGAAGTTAGTGTAATGCTAAGCACTTATGACACTATGCTTCGCAACCAGTATCATTTAAAGATGCGTTACTACAAGGGTGACCATGAAGCGATAAGAGATAGGACTCAATTTAATACCATTGATCCAGATAAGAACCGAGTGGTAGTTAACGTAGCCCGTAACTTAGTTAATACATTTAGTGGATTCTTTATCGGCATCCCGCCTAAAATCACCTATGCACCAAACAGTGATAAAAACGTTTCAGAAAGCAAAGTTAGTGAAATTAACGAGCTGATTGCCCAATCGTTATCTGAGAGTGATTCTGACGATGTTTTCTATGAACTGGCTAAGAAGGCTGATATTTATGGACGTAGTTACCTAGTAGCTTATATTGCTAACGATGATGGAAAGACGTTGAAGTTTACGCACAAGGCGCCCGAAAATGCCTTTGTTGTTTATAGCAATAATGAAGATAGCAGACCGTTGTTTGGGTTTACCTTTGAAAAGGTTGATGGTCGTCAATTTGGGATGCTTCACACGCCGAATAAGATTTATAAATTTAGTGATGAAGATTTAGCAGCTTCTGGTGGATTTGAAGCTAGTGTCAAATGGAATGATAACGTCATTGACAACGCCGTGGGAATGGAATTCATTACGGAGTTACCTGAGAATGACGAACGCTTAGGGATGTTTGATGACTTAGTATCGCTAATCGATGCCCAGGATAAAGTAATGTCCGAAAAGATTGATGATAACGATAATTTCTCAAATGCTATCTTGCTAACTATGGGTGTGGCCGACTTTTCGCCATTACAAAAGCAAGAGGTTAAACGCTGGCGAGTTATGCAGGTGCAAAATACAGATCCAAAGATCAATCCGGAAGTTAAGTATTTGCAGAAACCAGACGGTGATGGACTACAAGAAAACACTTTGAAGCATTTGTCCGATAAAATTTACGACGGAGCTCAAGTTGTTAACCTTGCCGATCCTAATATTAGTACTGCTGCTTCAGGTTTTGCTTTAACCCAGAAGATGCAACCTATGCTCATGGCTGCATCTACCAAAGGCGAAAAAATGCGCAAGACTATTAAGCGATTACTACGGATTATCTTAAAGCACAATGATATGGGTAACGATCAAGAAATTGCCGATATTATTCGTGATATAAAAGTCGAATTTACGCCTAACATCCCACACTCAGAAGTTGATGAGTCTACTATTGTCAGAAATCTTAACGGTATTGTTTCTAAGCGAACATTGATTAGTTACTTAAGCCGAGTTCAGAACATCGATGATGAACTTAAGGCAGAGGAAGAAGAAGCTGAAAAACATATGACAATGTTTGATGAACCAGATTCCGAGGAAGAACCTTCAAGTAATGATCAAGATGAGCCACCAAAAGGCGGTGATGCTTAGTGAAACCGAGTAAATCATTAGCTAAGAAGCGTGAAAGAGAAATCAAAGCTGATGACTCTAGCGACGCTGATACACTAGCTAACTTATTGACTAGTGCCAGTGCTGATATTAGGCAATACGTGAGTTATTTTGTTGATAATTACAACGAAGACGGAACGTTAGCAATCAACGCCATGCGAACTGCCCCAAATACTACTGACTTAACTACTTGGAAGAAATTCATTAAAAGATACAAGCAGTTATTGTATGGGAACAGTGAAGCACAGTATCGAATTAAATCAGCTCAAAAAATGGCTGGATTTGACCGTGAGACGTTACTTAATTCAATTATTAAGGTAATTACATCTAAAGTGGCTATCGACGCTGAGACGTTCATTAAGCAAGCAATTCAGTCCGAGGCTGGTAAAGAGGTCACATTTCAGGGGAACGTAATTAAAATTAATGGGATTCCCGATGGCGACTTAGACCAGCAGATTAATGATATTGTTGAAAACTTTATCAACCGAGAAACTCAAGACTTAACGTTATCTAATCGTATATGGCTAAAGGCTGATGCGTTAGCAGCTAAGATTAATCAAGCCATTCATAAGGCGTTAGTGGCTGGTATTGATGTTGATTCGATAGATGATCAGCTATTTTATGAAACAAGTCGGTTAAATGAAGATTCAGTCAAGTCAGTTAGTGATTCGACAATTAAATATTATGTGCACGCTTTATTACTAAACGAAAAGGCATTGATAGTTGCGGCTATCGGTGCCTTTTTAGCTACCCATTGGAAACTGAAACGTGCTGACTGGTACACCGTTGAGGATTCTCACGTTTGCCAGGCATGCAAGTCACTTCAAGGGGCAAACCCATATGCAGCTAGTGATATTCCTAGTAAGCCACATATTGGGTGTCGCTGCTTTGTTATTTATTACTAAAAGGAGGCCAAACAATGGCAGAAGATCCAACTATTACTGAACCAGAAGTAACAGATCCACAACCACCAGCGGGTGGAAACCCAGAACCAAAGAACGTAGATCAAAAGGAATTACGCGAAAAATTAGCTCAACTAGATAACTTAGGTGAAAAAATGGACAAGTTGTTTGAACAATTTAACAAACCGGATGGAACTCAGCCTGAACCTGATGAGCCTAGCGAACTAGAAGTTGTTAAACAGCAACTTGCTAAGCAACAACGCAAAGAATCATTAGGTTTGGCTAGATCCATTGCCAAGGAATCCGATCTGGAAATTGACGGTCTTGAAAGCTTCTTTGTGGGAGACAACGACGATGCGACTAAAGCCAATGTTAAGTCCTTTGTGGACTATATGCAGGCGCATGATGAAGCGTTGAAGAAGTCGCTAACTAAAAGCACTGATACGGGCTTTAATACCACGAGAAGCGACAAGATTGGTAATCCACAAGATTTCTTAGGCAGCATGCTGGATGAACAATTTGGATCACAAAAATAGAGGAGGAAATATCTATGTATCAAGGAAGTTACGAAACTCAACCAGAAATTTTAATGAATTTCGCTCAAGCCTTAACCTTGCCAGCAACAATGAATGATGAAGCGGCAACGGCAAATGAAGAGGGACGCAAAGTTATCAAAGCGGGTACTCCATTAGGGGCAGATAAAGACTTTCGTCGTAACGCAGGAGTTATTTTGACCCCTGTCACCGACGCTACCAAGGTTCAAGCGATCGCTATGCATAATGTTGATATTACTGACGGCCCCAAGGCGGCAACTGTTATTAAACGTGGGGACATTGCTTATGACAACATGGCTGAAGATGTCCAAGCGCTCTTCACTGACGAAATTCAAAAAGCTCTTACCCACATTATTTTAGTTTAGGAGGATTTTTTTAATGGCTAATATTGACGAACTAACCAACTTGAAAGCAATGTCCGTTTATTACGAACGAAAGTTGCTAACTTTACCACCATATTTAAGTGAATCTTATTTCCCTGCAACTAAGATTGCTACTGATATGCTCTCTTACCTTACTCAAAAACAAGGTGCTCCAGTTATGGCTAAAGCATCAACTTATGATGCCCAAGCAATTCCTATGAATCGTGAAAAATTCAATAAAGAATATTTCCAAACTAATTTCTTCCGTTCTGCTTCGGCATTGAATGAAACTGATTTAGAAGAAATCAACCGTGCGCTATTCAATGGTGATGATACCTTGGTTAAATCATTAATCTTAGGTCTATTTGATGATAAAACTAAGATGCTACTTGGCATGCGGACTCGTCGTGAATGGATGGCAATGCAAGCCTTAATGACTGGCAAAATCAACCTAAGTTCTAACGGTGTTAATACTCTAATTGAATATGCTACTGATGAAGATTTAAATGCCGATGTAGATGTAGCCTGGTCTGATACTGCTAACGCTAATCCGATCGAAGATATGCGAAAAGCAATTACAGCTATGAAACATAAAGGTATTACTCCCAACCAGGTGTTAATGAATGATGATACTTTCCGGATGCTGCTAAATAACGAACGGATCAAGACCACACTTTGGCCAGCTAATTTTGATACTTCTAAAATGATGATGACCGAAGACCAAGCGGTTGACTTTATTGTTCGCAATCTACACGTTATCCCAGTAGTATACGATCAAGGCTTTGTTGACGAAGAAGCAACTGGTACTGACAAGTTCACGCCGTTCTTAACTCCAGGCAAGGTTGTTCTTATGAACGCGCCAATTCCGCAACAATTTGCTAAAACTGGCTCATCTTCTACCGGTTTAGTTCAATCAGCTTCAGTAATTGGACATATGGCATTTGCTCCTACTCCAGAAGAATTAGGCTTACGTAATGGTAAGATCGCTTCTAACACTGTTCAATTCTTTGATACCGGTGTTGCTTATCATGAATACTTCAATGATTCATTAGTTCAAACTGAAGATTTAGTTTCCATGAACTGCTTGCCATCATTTGAAGGATCACAAAGTGTATTCCGATTAACGATCACTAAACCGGAAGAACCAGAAACTCCATCTACTGAAACTGAAGGACAAAAAGCTTCAGTAGAAAAGAAGACCGCTACTAAATCTACCAAGAAGTAGTTAGGGGGTAATCCAATGCAACTCAATGTTTATAAAAAGGGCGAGTCTACACCCTCATTTAATGGTGATGATACTGGTGTTGCAATTACAGGGTTAGCTGCCGGAACTGTTGTAGCAACTGGTGACTATGAAGTAACTCACACCGGTGATAATCTATCTGAGTCTTCACGTGTTGCTGTTGAAGGATTTACAGTTTTAGCTGCTGATTTGGGGGCGTAGATAGTGGACGAACAAAACGTTATCGATCGAATAACCCGTAACCCACAATTTAAGTCTGTTGATCCAGCAGACATCATCGATGCCGTAGCGGATGCAAAGAATATCGTCAGCAAATATGAATGGCCGGGAACTTCAATTAATCGAGCGTTGTACCTATACGCTTGTAATTTACTCTTCAAGGATCTTATTCAGCCAAAGAATAAATTCAAAACAGTAAAAATTGAGGATGCAAGCTATTCCAAATCTGACGATGCGGATAAAAATCATTACTGGGATGATTTTTTAGATTTATTAAACGAATTTGGTTACACCAACACCGTAACCGGATTTTGTTAGAGAGGTGATATGAATGGCTAAGAAAAATGTTAAAACTGAAGAACTAAAGATTGCGGGACAAACTAAAGTGAATGGACGCACTGCAGACTTTGCCACCTATAAAGTGTTGGAAGGCGAAACTCTTTACAGTATTTGGATTAAGTTTCGTGACAAAAGTACTGTTGGAGCTATCAAAACAGCTAACAGCTTGCAAGGCAACGATTTAACTGGTGTGAAGACATTAAAGATTCCGTTGGTAATTTAAAATGAGTTCTGGAGCAGATAAAGTTATTCAAAAACTGCAGCTGCAAAAGAGACGGTTAAAGCAACTAAATACCAATCAGGCTAATGTAGGGGCGTTTAAAAACGTTCCTGAACATTCTCCTGAAGAATTGCAAAAAATTGTGAGATGGAACGAGTTTGGTACGGATAAAATACCAGCCCGTTCTTTTTTACGTGGTGCAAGCGCTCGTAATCGTAAGCATAGTTGGAAATATACTGCCGGAATAGCCGTTAAAGGCGTTTTAAAAGGACGTTTAACAGGCAATCAAGCTTATAAGCTACTAGGCGACCAAATGGCTGATGATGTTAGACATCAAATCGATATTATCGGGCCACCTAATGCCCCAGCGACTGTCAAAATGAAAGGGCGAAATCAACCGTTGGTAGATACCGGCGGGTTATATCGTTCGATTGATGAGAAGGTGACACACCGTGATCATTGATGATTTTTTTGAAGCGTTAGAAGAGTTTTATGTACCAGTTACCGTTCACCCAAAACTCAATGTTTTAAGAGGAGGTAAAACTAATGCATTAAATGAATTGGTCCCGATTAGTAAAAATGATGTTGTAAATGATTCAGATAAAGTGAGCTTATCTGAACCAGTGGTACCAGAATCATCTAATTCAGTGACTACTTTAGCTATGGTTCAGAGCCTAGGTGGCGGTGGTAATACGTTGCCTCGCCGGTATAGCTGGTACTCACAACATGAATTTCCTATTGGTACCATCGTCGAATATGACAATCACATTATGCAAATTGATACTGTTACCGACTACAACCACGTAGCCGGTATTTTTGTATACAAATTGAAAGGGGATGATTTGCTTGAGTCGACCGTTTGATCAGCAACCAACTGATTATGATTCAGTAATTGGATCTTTAATTTCGGAAATTGAAAAAATTACTGATTGCCCAGTAATTCCAAACGAGCAAATCGCGGAAACTAAAGAACTCCCATTCATTAGTTACTACCCGTTGATGTATGACGATCCGGTTTATTCAGATCCGATCATTAACAGTGGGCAATTTGAAGCAACTATTTCCATAGACGTGTTTTGCAAGACCCTATCAGAAGCAATGAAAAAGGCCGGCGCATTGCACGTCTTTTTACGTGACCCGTATGTAAGACAGGAAGTGCGGAACGATGGAATTGTCATTGCTAGTGTTGAATCTCCACAAGGTAGGGCTATTAATAGCCTGCCATTCAACTCCGTACACCATCACGGGTTTGACGTAACTATTCGTTATGCTCGTCACTTTCAAAGCCCCATTGACCAAATATCAAATGTTGATATTACAACGAATTTTAAGGAGGAATAATTTTAATGGCAAATGCATTATTCAGTACCGTAAATCGAATTTCACCGGTTCATATTTCAAACCAATATGTTACCGAAACAATTGCTCCATTTATGGGAATGTTAGTTAAGGGAACTACCCAAGGTATCAAGGTATACAGCGATTTAGATGCTGTTGCTGAAGATTTTGAACTCTACTCGCCATTTTGGAAAAAGGCACGGGCATATTTTGCTGCCAATGGTGATGCTTCCAATCTTTTAGCTTTGACTTTTGCTCCAGGCACTTTAGAAGCAGCGCCTACCCCAAGCAATGTTACTGCAACTCCAACCAAGGACGGCGCACTTATTAAAGCAGCTGAGGCTACTAGCGATGGTTCAGAATTATCAGCTGATGCGATTGGTGCAGTGACAGCACTTAAGAAATATTATTTCGCAGGTCCTCAATTTTGGATTTTGGCAGAATTTGATGATGAAGTCTCTCATGCTATTTCTAATTTTGTTGAACTACAAAATACTGGCGTTTATGTTGCCTATTCTACTGACGCAACTAAGTTACAAACTTATGCTGACAACAAAAAGACTCAGCTCTTAACCTTGCCAGAAGTAGATGATTCAACAGTTGAAATGCAAGATCAATACAATAATGTGTTTGATGCTGCTTATGTAGGTGCTATGTATGGTCGTAAGCCTCATTCAGCTACTAAGTATGCTTTAGGCGACTTGCCATACACACAACCGCAAGATCGATATGAATTTACTCCAGACGATCAGGCTGAACTGGATAAGTATAATATCGTCACCTATGCATATGTACTTGATTTGCCACTACTAACGAGTTCAAGAACAGCTGCTGAAAACATGCATATTGACATCATTTTAGGATGGGATTGGATCCAAAACTCAATTAATGCACGCGTTGCAAATTTATTTGTTCAGAATGCAAAGCAGGGAATTCCTTACTCAGAAGTGGGATTTAACTCAATCGCCAACGCTATTAAAGGCGTATTTATTGATGCTGCTGACTTGGATATTATCGCACCAGCAGTAGATGCCAATGGCTTAGAAACTGGGAAACCAGACTATCAAGTAGATTTTGTTCAGCCTGGTCAATTACCTAAGTCATATGAGACTAAGCGTGAAATGCGCGGAGTAAATACTAAGTACCACCCAATGGGCATGGTAGAAGACGTTTATATCGAAAATACGATTGTGATGTAAGGAGGATAACTTAATGGCTGAAAATTTAGCAAACCAAGCACTTGAAGATGATGAACCATTATTTGACGCCGCTGATGTAGCGGTGTTTTTAGATGGAAAACTAGTTAAGTATTTTAACGGCAATGATATGGTTTCTGTTTCTTGGACTACTGATAACGTTACTTTGGATATTGATGCTCAAGGTGCTGGTACTGCGGTACGAAACCACGATGGCCGAGGAACTATTACGATGCATTTAAACCGAGCATCAGATACTTGGCAAGACATTATGGGGTATGGCGTATCCACTGGTTACCACAAGATTGATATTTCAACCCCATATGAACATGTTTACGCTGGTAAGGCTTTGCTTACTAAGAATCCTGATATCAACGTTGGTGGTACTGCTCAAACCGTTGATTGTGCATTCTCATGTGTAAATATCGCTCTTGAAGGTAACAAAAACAAATAAAAAGTGAGGTAACCGTACTATGGAAAATGAAAATTTAGATGATGTATTAGTTCAAGAACAATCAGCAAACGAAGGAGTTCCTACAGGATCAGTAGATAACCAAGCAACTCCACTAGAAGATTATTCAGGCCAAAAACAAGAAGTGACCAAGGCTGAAGAAACTCATCCAGAAGTGTTGGACTATATGCCATCGATCAAACGGCAAGAAGTTTTAGCCGTTGATGATAATTTTAACTTTGTTTACGTTTTGAAAAACGGTAAGAAACTTAAAACGTCAGTTGCTAAGCCTGATTTGGCGATCAGTACCGAACTATCTGACACTACAATTCGCTTTAATCAAACCAATGATGGTAATCAAGAAATGATGGTTAATAACTTTGGTGTTTATAAATTAATTATGGAAAAACTCATTCGAGTAATTCTTGTTAATGAAGCACCACTTCACACCGTAACTTTTAAGAGTTTGTCAGAAATTGGGATGACCAAAGGCGAACTAGATGATTATATGGGCATCATCGCCACGTTTTACCTCGAGGAGTAATATTTTTTTCAATAAACGTCAAATTGAAAAACTATTCGATAAGAATCCCGGTCTAGCGATGGAATGGTCCGCTTATATTAACGGATCTGTAAACGTTACTCGTGAAGAGATCCGTAATATGAACGGCAACGAACTAAGCATCTTACAGTATGCAACCCAAGAGAGGTTGAAAACTAGTCGCTATAACCAAGCAATGGCAATCGCACTCGCATTTGGCGGTAAGGAGGGATCCTAATGGCTGAAATCGCTGGAGATCGTATCAGTTACAAAATTGATATTGATGGTCTTTCCAAACTAGATGGCATGCAAAGAGTTATCAAGCAAATTGATAAGCTTATGCCTAAACTAGATAAATCTGTTAAAGGCGCTAACGATAGTTTAAAGAAACTAAACACTAACATGAGTCATGGACAGACTAGTGGTTTAGAAAAAGATAAACGAAAAGTTGATGCGATTGGCGATAGTTTAAAAAAGACTGGAAAAGAAGCTGACACAACTAAATCTAAAGCAACGCGACTGGGCAACTCAATGGATAAATCCTTTGGGAAGTCCTTTTTTAATAGGCATACTCGTGATTTGGGCAAGTTGGGCAGTCAGATGCAAAGTTTTGGGACTAAAGCTACGGCAGTTACAGCGGGAATTACAGCAGGCGCTGCTATAGCATTAAAGACTGCTACAGAGTTACAAAATCGCTACAAAGTTATCACCAACTTGGCGGTAACCGGCGGTGAAAAACAGACTGAAGCTCAGCGTAATGTTAGCCAAATGCAAAAAGATGGGACAAAGTACTCTAACGAGTATGGTGTTTCAACTAAAAAGATTGGTGAAGGTTACGAAACCTTGGTTCGCCGTGGTTATACAACTAACCAGGCATTGGGATCTCAAAAATCTTACTTACAAGGTGCGATTGCGTCTGGTGATAGTTATACTGACGTGGTCAATAATGCTGCTTCTGCCATCGAACAATTTGGTATGAAAGTTAATTCCGTTAAAGGGATGGCTAACGCTAGTAAAACTGCTATTAACCAAATGGCTTACTCGGCTGATTTAACCGCTACTTCATTCGGTGACTTGGGGGAAGCTCTTAAGTATGCTGGGCCTGACGCCCATGCGGCTAACCAAACGTTGCATGAAACAGTATCAGCGATTGGCGGCTTGTCGAACTTTGGGATTTGGAAACTGTCCTCGCAACCAGAAATGGCTGCGTAATAAATTCCGTTAATTCGGGGAAGACTAAATGATAAAATAGAGTTATGAAAAAATTAACTCAAAAAGAAGTTCAAAAAAGAATAGATATTAAGCAAGAAGGACAATACGAATTACTTGGTAAGTACAAAAATAAAGACTCAAAAGTATTAATTAGATGTAGAATTTGCGGAATTGAATGGGAATGCATACCCAATACTCTATTCAGAAATAGAATTGGAAAAGAATGTAAACACCACATAAATATGACTTATGAAATGGTATCGGATCGTATTTTTAAATCTACCAATAATACAATTAAATTTATTGGTACGTATAAAGGTGCTAGAACACCATCTTTGATGCATTGCAATAAATGTGGTTATGAATGGGAAACTGAACCGTATGTAATTTATGCTATGGGATTTGGATGTCCTAGTTGTTCTGGTATGAGAAAAAAAGATACGCAGTTGTTTCGCAAGCAAATTAAAAAATTAGTTGGGCTTGAATATTCCGTACTGGGAGAATACGTCAATTCGACTACATTGATTAAATTTCGTCATAATAAATGTGGATATGAATTTAACATGACTCCGCATGCATTCTTGGCTGGTCAAAGATGTACGCGTCCTGAAGAAGTGAATATTAGAAGAACCGCTCCGCAAATCATGACATTAACCCAAGCGAATGATCTTTTGAAGTCTAACAGAAATGGTGAATATGTAATTATTGCAAATTATAGTAAAGCGACCTCAAAAGCTACTATAATGCATACAAAATGCGGAAAAACATTCAGTGCGAAACCGAGTCCAATAATTCATAATGTTTCTGGTTGCCCTTATTGCTACGCTTCACATGGAGAAGATGCAGTTCGCCAATATTTGTTAGACAATGATTTTTCTTTCGAAGAACAATATACATTCGATGATTGTGTTTATAAGAGACGATTACCATTTGATTTTGCAGTATTTAAAGATAATCATTTAATGTTTTTGATTGAATATCAGGGGGTTCAGCATTATAAACCAAAATTTGGATCAGAAGTATTTAAATTAACAAAAATTAGAGACCAAATTAAGAAAGATTATTGCGAATCTCATGGCATTACATTGGCTGCCATTCCATACAAAAGGTGGTATTCTTTTGATTCATTGAAATCTCAAATCTATTCATATTTGAATAATTTTTTATCACATGTTGATCCCGAACCAAGCCCAGAAGGAAACTCTGGGAAGGCGTAACGACTAGATAAAATAACCTAAGCAAAGACACTCTAATGAGTGCCTTTTTTGTATGGTGAAATATCCACGAAGGCGGAACACCTAAACAGTTTTGCTGTAGGTGAAAAGATAGTCTGAACTGTATGGAAACATATAGAAGTAAGGGATAAATAGCCCTTACGATAACAATTTGAGATGGTTCACAAGCCGGTACCTCAATGCGTCAAATTTACCAGCGCTTAACTAGCCCGCCAACTAAAGGTAAAGCACCAAGTGCCATGAAAGAGTTGGGAATGGATTATGATGATTTCCGCGACGCAAATCATAACTTACTACCCATTCAACAGGTATTTGAGAAATTAGCAACTCGAATGGACAAAATGAAGATGAGTCGGACCGACAAAGGTGCTATTTACGCAGCTTTATTTGGTGTTAATGCATCTAGTGCGGCTCAGGCTTTAGGTGAAAGCTACAAAGATGTTGCAAAACTGGACAAGAAAGTTCAGCAATCCCAAAACATGAATAAGGGTCAAGGATACGTGGCCCAACTTTCACAAAAGAATATGGACACTTTATCTAAGCAGTGGGATCGTATCAAACAAGGGTTATTAAACTCCGGTGTTGAAATCGCAAATGCATGGATGCCAACGCTAACAAAGTTAGCTAAAGGCGTTGCTGATGTTTTGGAAAAATTTCAAAGATTACCAGAACCGGCTAAGAAGTTTGTAGGATTAGCTGCTGTTGTAACGGCTGCCATAGGACCATTAGCAATACTTGCCGGAACTTTATTAAAGGTAAGCAAAAGTATTAAGGCAGTTTCTAAATTTATTGGCGGTAGTAAATTGGTTCCTAAAGCCGGCAGAAGTGTAAGCAAATTATTTGGAGCAAAAGCTACTGGCAAAGCACTTGGTGAAACTGCAGAAAAGACATTGCCTGAAGTTGGATCTAGAGTTGCTAAATTTGCTGGTAAAGGCAAATTTTTGAGTGGTATTAAGTCTGTTGCTGGTAAAATACCATTTTTAGATATGGCGGTAGCAGGTTCAAATTTAATTGGTATTAACAAGAAAAATGCCGGAAGCAAAGTTGGTAGAGCTGGTGGTATGCTCGCGGGAATGGAAGGCGGTGCTGCTGCAGGCGCCGCTATTGGTTCTATTATTCCTGGTGCAGGTACTGCAGTCGGAGGATTATTAGGTCTTGCTGGTGGCGCATTAGGCGGTATGTTTGGCGGCGATTTAGGAAGCAAGATCGGTAAAAAAATCCAAAAAGCTTTACCTAAGGTTAAAAAGTCTATATCGAGTTTATTTACCAACATTGGGAAAGCTGCTTCTAAAGCGGGAAATAACATTGGTAAATGGTTTGGCGGAATTAGCAAATCAATAAATAAAGCTGTTATCAAGCCGGTAAAAAAAGCTTTTAAGGGTTTCGCTAAGGTAATTTCATATCCGTTTGTAACAGCTGTAGGTTTAGTACGTATGGCTTGGGATAAGATGAAGAAGCCTATTAACAGTTTTGCTTCTTGGATTGGTAAAAAACTTAAAGCGATGGGGAAAACTATTAGCAAAGTTTGGAATACCATTACAAAACCCATCGCCAAAGCATGGTCTGCCGTTTGGTCATCGGTAAAGAAGGCTTGGAATGGATTTAGTTCTTGGATTGGCAAGAAATGGTCATCGTTTGTCGGAATGACTACTAAATTATGGAATGCTATTACCAAACCCATCAAAAATGTTTGGCATAGCGTTAGTTCTTACATTAAAGAAACATGGAGTGGCATTTCTTCATGGCTAGGAAAATCCTGGGATTCCATATCAGGCGTAGCTTCTAAAGCTTTTAACGCAGTAAAAAATGCCATAGTAAAACCAATTAAGGACGCTTGGGATTCTGTTAAGGGAATCTTTGATAAGATTGGTAACGCAGTAGGAAATATACTTGATGGTGTTAAGGGATTTACAGGAAAAGTAACTAGCAAAGTTGGTAAGTTCTTTGGAAAAGCTCATGAAGCTGGTGAAGAAACACTCAAAGGACACGCTGATGGTGGCCCAATTAATCGTACGCATGTTGCGATGGTTAATGAAGCTGGAACCGAAATGGCTTACGATCCTCGAAAAGGACGTTTCCGCTTGCTAGGCAACGGACCCACTTTAGCTAAGGTTCACGCTGGAGAACATATCTTAAATGCCAAGGATACTGCTAAAGTGCTGTCTGGCGGTCTTGGTAAGGGTAGGACTTTACCCGGATATGCTAAAGGTACTGGTAAGCTAAAAGTAGCTGCTGTACAAAGCTCGGTTAGTTTGAAAGGGTCAGGATTAGATGGCAGTGCTCGTTCGGCCAAAAAATCTATGCGTTTAATTACTAGTACCATTACTAATGGATATAAAAAATCTAACAAGAATGGATCGAAAGAACTTAATCAGTTGAATTCTAAGTCCACCAAGATTTTCGGATCCTTAAAAGTTGGTACCAAGAAGCAAACACAACAGATTCAACGGAATACTATTCGTGATTTTAACGATATGCAAAAAGGATCAGTGACTCAAGTTAAGCAACTTAATAAGGGCATGAATTCTGTTACATCAGATATTGTTAAGGATAGCGACCGTAACGTCGGAAAACTTCACAAAAATACTGTTAAAGATTTTGACCAAATGCAGAAAAGTTCAATCGTTCAGATGAATCAAATGCACAAAGGAATGAACGCCGTTGCTAATGCAATGGTAAATGATTTCTATAAAATCTTTGGACGTTTAGACAATTACGCTCATAAAGCTATGGCAGCTGCTATTAAGCAACTTAATGGCGGTATTAGTGGAATTAACACTGTTCTTAATAAGTTCGGTGGTGGTGGAAGCGTTCTGCCATTGATCCATTATGCTCAAGGTTCTAAAGGACCCATAAGCAAACACACCATGGCCGTAGTTAATGATGCTAAAGTTGGCCCTCGTCAGGAAGCGATTGTTAAGCCTAACGGACGTGTCTTTATGCCACAAGGTAATGATGTAGTTTTACCATTAGGACCCGGAGACGAAGTCTTAAATGGTTCTGAAACTGCTAAATTACAAGATGTCGGGGCTTTGCCACACTTTGCTAAAGGTACTGGCGGACTGAAACGATTGATCCAAAAGAACAATAAAGACCCTAAAACTGCATGGAAAAACGACTTCACTAGTAAGGCTCAAGGCAAGGTCAGCACCTTTTTAGCTGGTGCTTTATCTAAGACGTCTAAAGGTGCTTCTAATAAAGTAGGATTACCTTGGAATACTGAAGTTTGGTCACAATTAAATGATGCATTATCTGGTGGAGGAGCAGGAGGAAATTGGTTAAACAGTCCCGGATCTGGTTGGAGTACTGGTAGTGCAGGACAAACTTTTGGGTCTAATGGTGGTCGGGGATTTGCCCATGACGGGGTCGATTTTGGTGCTGCTTTAGGCACTCCATTTAGAGCAATGCACGGCGGTACAGTTACTAAAACTGGTCACACAGGCTGGGGAGGCGGTGCACTCGGAAATGTTATTACTATCAAATCTGATGATGGTTGGCAAGAAATCTATCAAGAATTTGGTAGTTCTAAAAATATCAAAGTTAGCGTTGGTGATGTTGTTAAGCCAGGACAAGTTATTGGTACTTTGGGAGCCCTTCAAGGTGCAGGATCTGGCGCCCATTTGCATGTTGGTGTATCTCATGGTTCTTTATGGGACCATGGTGGAACATCGACTAGAGGTTGGTACGATATTACTAAAATGCATGGAAAAAGTAGTGGTACTACAAAAGACAACAAGAAAACTAAAAATCCTGCATTAACCAAACTAGTTAAAAAAGAATTGGGTAACCGTATTAAGTGGGTCACTGATAAATTAGGAGATGATGGCGATCTGGGCACTATTGGTGCCGGTCCAGCAAATGCTAAAGACCTTGTTAAATTAATCAGAAAAGCAGCAGAAGAAATGCATGCCACTATCCCTGGCGGTAATTACATGAAGTATCTTCTTGCGATGATTAAAAACGAGTCTGGTGGTCGTGCTGGCATCACTGGTATTAACGATGGTGATGGAACTGGCGCAGCTATGGGATTGCTTCAATATAAAAAATCTACGTTTGGTGCATATGCAGTTAAGGGACACCATAATATTTTATCTGCATGGGACCAAATGTTAGCGTTCTTTAATAACAGTCACTATAAAACCGATATCGGTATTGGGTATAACGGTAAATGGGGAGAATGGCGCGGAAATGCGTCAGGACCTTCAGGTCACCGTCGATTTGCTAATGGTGGTTGGGCAGAAAATGGTAAGGTTAATGTCTTTGGTGAAGTTCCTGGTCAAAATGAGGTTGCTATCAATACTAGCCGTCCTTCAGCGGATAAATTGATCATGGAAGCTATGAGCGATCGTGCTTCTAAACAACCAAATGGTATTTTTGGTCAGCTTAAAGAATTTGCGAAGATTCAAAATGAATTCAAGAAGATGAAACTATCGCGTGATGATTTCAATGAATCGGTTAAAGCAAATTCTGTTGGTCAAAAAGCGGTATCGATAAAACCAAATATGAATTACCACCCAGAAATTCATATTGAAGGTGCTAGCGATCCAGAACGGATTGGTGACGTTGTAGCTAAACAACTTACGGAAGATCAAAGGAAGTTTGAATCAATGGCTAATAACCTGTTCAGCAAGATCCTTGCTGCGCAAAATTAAAAGAGTTTCCTTAATTGGAAGCTCTTTTTTATACATATAAAAATAATTTTAGGAGGTAAAACCATGGCTAAAAAGAAAACATTAAAAACATACGAGAGTGCATACAATAAAGCCAAATCTAATTACAACAAATTCAAAAAAATTTACTTAAAAGATGTTAGCAAAGTTAAAGAATTAGAGGCCAAATATAAGAAAGCAAATAGTAGCCAAAAAGCGAAGCTTAAAGAAAAGATAGCTAGGGCTAAATCGTCAACCTCACATGCTAAAACTAATGTATCAAAAGCAAAAAGAAAATATTCAACCGCTAAAAAAAGTTTAAGCACATTTAAAAAGAACTCAGCGGCTAACAAACGCAAAGCGGCTTTAAAAACTAAGAAAAAAGTTATTACCAAAATGAAGAAGGACAAGCCTGGATATTGGAAATCTGGAAGACCATATTTTATTCCAAAATATCCTGGATCCGAAAATAGTTACGTCTTCGTTGATAATACTTCTGAAAGTGAAACAACGTCTACTGAAATGACTACTAATACCATTTCACCAGGGCAATATGTTAATCACTACACACAAACCCAACCAATTCAACGCCAAATTGAAGGTAAACTAGGTGGTTCGTCAGTTTCTAAAGTTTCATATCTAAAAAAACAATTCAACATGCTTAGACGATGGGCTACTAATGGCACGGAGCTGGAATTTCATGGTCAAAAATATAGTTCTAGTACTGTTTTAACTTCAGTAGCTGCTAATTTTGACCAACCAAGAGATAATGCACTGGCGGTTTCAATATCTGCACAAGATGTTAAGTGGGCTACTAGTACTAATAAGAAAAAATCAAAAAAGAAAACAAATACCAGCAAAACTAATAATACTGGTACTAAAAGTCCAACTAAAGGAGATAGAAAGAAAACTAAACCTAAAGCAGGTAAATATCTCACAATTAAAAAAGGTGATACCTATTGGGGTTACCACATGAAATTCGGCACTTCAATTGCCAAGCTAAGAAGTTGGAATGGCTACCCGGATAGATACCTACCGATTGGTAAAAAAGTCAGAGTTAAGTAGGTGGTTAATATGTATAGGGACACGATACAATTTAATAAATTTCAACTACCAGAAAAATTTATAGTAACCCTCAGTGGCAATGACTATGAAATCACAGTTAATTATAACGAGGTAAATGACCGACTTTATTTAACTTTGGCTGATGAAAATGGTGAACCATTAGTAACTAATGAAAAACTAGTGGCAAGAGAACCATTATTTGCTGACATTAGTGACGCTAATTTGCCAAGTGAAGATCTAGTTATGATTGATGAAACTGGAAAATCTACCTGTGTTAATTTTTCCAATATTAATGAGGAGATTTTCATTGCTATCGATGATACTTTTACTGGCGAAATGGATCCGGATAACACTAATGATGGTGTTTACAACCCAGACGGAGATGATACCAGCATGGGGATGGATGACGATGATTCAGACGACTCTATGGATGATGAAGAATTCGATGGCCTAGATGATTTCATTGAGGATCGAGGTGATGCTTAATGAACTTTGTACACCGCTATTTGCGTGTTTACGTTAAATGGTCCGGTCACCAAAAACACTTTTTATCATGGGACAAAGCGCCTAATAATCGATCTATTGAAATGACCTCACCATTTACTACCGGCGTTAATCCTGACATGAATTCTTTGACCTTATATAACCTTACTAAAGATGAATTTAATTACTTTCAAAAAGGCCGGCAAGTTGCGATAACTGCCGGTTTTTATAATTCCGATGCTAGCGCCAAAAATGGTGGCCTTATCACTACTGGAACAATCAAATCTATGACACCAATGTCCTTAGACGGTGTAGATCGATCAATTCAAATTAACTTTAATCATTTTCCGGACATTTCAGAAGATGTTATTAAAGTAAAAAAAGTGACTAAAGTTAGAGTAGCGGTTAAAGCTAGCGCTAGAAAAAAAGCCGGCACGGTTAGTGTTTCGGATTTAATAAGTGCATATAGTAAGGCTAAAACTGTTGAGTACAAAAAATGGTTGGCTGCCCACCCTAAAGCTACATCACACGAACGAGGAAGAAAGCAAAAAGAATTCACCAAAGCACGTAAAAAATATAATTCAACAATTAGAAAAAAGCATTCTAAAAAAACAAAAACAAAAAAGGCTCAGGCCCATTATGCTAAGCAAGTTCATTACGCTAATCTTTCGTACAAAAAAGGGACCAAAGCGTCGACTATCATTAAAGATATTGCAAAGCGGGCGCATATCCCATTAGGCGCTGTGAAACTTAATTACGATCATAAATACGCTAATGGTTTTACCGTCAGTGGCAAGCCATTAAGCGCTATTAAAAAAGTCGCTGATGGTGCTAACACTGACATAGTGATCGAAGGTAGCAAACTTTATATTCGTGAAATAACTACCGGTCAGAAAGCCACGTTGAAATTGAACCCAGAAACGGGCTTAATTAGTCATCCAACGCCTTCAGATGACGGTGCATATGATGGCCAAAAATTCGAAGCTCAAGCTCTTATGCGGAAAGAAGTCAGGGTTGGAGCGTTAGTTTATATCGATGATGGGGTTAAAAATTACGGTAAATGCGTGATTCTTAGCGGTCAACGAGAATATACGACTTCAACTAGTACCGTTACTTTTCAATTCGTTCCGTACAATGCTTATAAAAAAGCTAATGCGGCCAGCCTTAAGAAAGCTAAAGCTAATGCCGCTAAAGACAAAGCCAAGGCTAAGCTCAAAGAAAAAAATGATCGTGCGAAAGACAAAGTTAAAAAGGATGCTACTAGAAAAAAACGTAGGAAACGAAAAACAAAGAAGAAAGGAGACGGCAAGAAGTGAAAGCAGGAGAAAACTCATTAGTGCCATTAATTAATTTACTAATTGAAGAACATGATTCCGGCCCTCACATATACCGGGGTAGAATCATCTCTACATCACCGTTAACGGTTCAGCCCTCTAATTTAGATTTCGATGGTAGTAAAAAAATGCCAATAGTTGAGTGTGAACAACTTGATTTTAGCTTCTATATTAAAGGCTCAGATGATACCGGACACACACGAGAATTAAAAGTGGGCGATGAAGTATTGGTACTGGTCTTTACTGACAGCATGGAAAATTATTCTAAAGGTAAGGACTTCCGTGAAGATCCACTTAGAAAGAACAGCGTTGATTCCAGCATTATTGTGGGGGTGGTCAAGTGAGTACGGATGTAAGGCTTGATGAAAATGGTAACCCTAACTTGAGTAATGGCAAAGACTACGTTACTGGGGTTGATGAGCTACGACAATCGTTAGAAATGAGATTACTCTCTCAAGTTGGCTGGGCTGTAGATGATGTCGATTTTGGTGTTGAGTGGTTGGATTTCTTCGGTGAGTTTCAGGATGCTGATTTAGCTGCTAACAAAATAGCTGAAGCACTAGAAGAAGATGACCGTGTTGCTGTTGTCACTGATGTAACTGTAGACCCAGACTACAAAACCAGAAAAGCAATGATTAAAGTAACTATGCAATTATCTGACAGTGATTTGATAGCTGATAACGGTGATCCAAACTTAGATTTCAATACATCGATTACCATTTAAGGAGGTGAGAATGTTTGCCATTATTAGAAACAGGATTTGAACCATGGGACTACTACCAGTGGCTTGATTCCTTACAAACTAGTCTAAGAGCTGACCCGGAAATAGGTAATGATATTGACCTATCTACGGGTTCTTTTTATGAAAATATGGCCGAATCATTGGCTAGACAACTGGCACAATCGGATTTAACTAAACTAGATGTATACGACTCAAGATTTGTTTCCCTAGCTGAAAATATTTCTTTAGATCGACTTGCTAGTAACTACGGTATCTCACGTAATGTGGCCAATTATGCAACTACAACTTTAACAATTAAAGGAACTCCGGGCTATGTCATTGATGCTGAGTCTATGTTTAGTAATAATCAAGATATGATCTACCTAACGGACTCCGAAGTTACTATTGGTTTAGATGGAACCATAACAGTTAGAGTTTATGCTGAAGATACTGGTGAAGAATATAACTGTGATGCTAATACCATAATTAACCAAGTGATGTATGTAGAAGAAATTGAAGAAGTGACCAATCTTGAAGCAGCATCTGGTGGAGCAGACATGGAAACTGATTATGATTTGCGGGCCAGAATTAAGTTAGCTCAAAAGAGTGTTAGTTCCTCAACTCCTAATGGGGTAGCATCGGCGTTATTTAGCATTGCTGGCGTTAAAAGTGTTCGATATGTAGTTAACGCTGCAGCAACAACCAATAGTGCCGGAGATCCGCCTTATACCACACATATTTATGTGCTAGGTGGAGAACGGCAAGCCATCGCTCAGACAATTTCAGATAATATTGCATTAGGAATCACTTTAACTGGTACAGAAAAAATTGATATTCCACTAGATAATGGCGACGTTAATCACGTCGCTTTTTCTGTGGGCTCAAGTCAAACTATCTATATGCATATTGCTGTTGAATTTTCACAGGTTGATGATACTACTCAAGACGAAATAATAGCTGATATTCGCGATAATATACAAGTTTGGCTAGATTCGTTTTCTATGGGTGAAACACTTAAATACACTCAACTTTTTGGCATTATTTATGATGTTGAAGGCGTAAATGATGTAGTGGATTTAACCTGGGGAACTGAACAATCCAGTCTAGGACGCACAAACATTGAATTGACTGATTTTGCAACTGCAATTACTAATGATGATGCAATCGAGGTGGTAGCCAGTGACTAAATCGGATTTTGAACTATATCACGAAGATGAAGTTTTATCGATACCAACTAACCGTATTAATACGACTCCAGGAAGTCCTACAGAAAGACTTATGAGGGTCTTTGATAAATTTATTTATGACGATATGCAAGATGCTGAAAATATCGCTAAATTAAGTGATTTAAATAATGCGGTCGGTGGTCAATTAGATGACATTGGTGATGATTTTGACTTGCCTAGGCTAGGAAAGCCAGATGATTTATATCGATTTCTGTTAAAAATGAAATCAGTTAATCGAAGTTCTCAATCCACCTTTAATGATTTGATTCGCCTAGTAGCTGCTACATTTGATATTGATAAAACAGAAGTTCAAGTTAGAAATGATTATCAAATTCAAGAAGATGGAACTGCTAAAGGCGATCCATTTCATGTTTCAGTAGAAGATTTACCGCTAGATAATATTGAACATCCAGAAATCGTTCAACTTTTTATCGATGAAATCCAAAATGCTTTAGCGCTTGGAGTTACCTTATCTAGAGTAACTTTTCAAACTAGCTTACCGAGTGATATTTATGTAGGAACTGCACTAGTGACAATGAATGTTGTTGAGCTAGAAAGTGATGTTAATACTGAAATCATTGAACATGAACTAACTAATACAAATTACATGAGATCGGCACAAACTATTTCTACAGTTTATGAAATCGAAAGCGAGGAGGTATGAAATGGCAAAATGGAATAAAATTGTTATTACTAATGCTGGATACCAATTATCAGCCGCAACCTTAGCCGGAAACACAATCCGCTACACACGCGCTCAAACAACCGATAAGGATATGAGCGGATTAACGTCAGAACAATTAAAAGAAATTACTAAGTTAGAAAGTGTAGTCCAAGATTTACCCCTTGGAACAGTTTCAGTACAAGATGATCACACTGTAAATGTTCCAATCAAGGTAATGAATAGCGATTTGCAAGAAGATTACTTACTATATGGTATTGCCATTTTTGCAAAAATTGAAGGTGGAGAAGAAATTCTATATGGAATCGCCACCTCGGTAAATCCGGATTTGATCCCAGCTCAAAATGGTTCTACAGTTGTTGGTACAACTTTTAAAGTTAAATTACATGTTGGTGATGCGGCTAACGTAACTATTGTTGTCTCTCCGGATGGATCTGTTTCTAATGAGGAATTAGAAAGTATCCTTTCCAACTATGTTTTAAAAACAAATATTGATGAAATGATTCCGGATACCTTAACTGACTCAACTAAAGCAGAACACATCACTGGTCCGTGGGACTTCGAGAAGGTACCAACAGTGAATGATGCTGATGTTGCCACCAAAAATGATTTAAAAAACTACATCGATAAAGATAGTTTGTTAATTGGTGGAAGAAATTACTTTTTAAATAGTGATTTTTCTAAAGGACTAGATAACTGGCTAGGAGATTTATGGAAAATTGATTCAACCACTTTCCATGGCGATGGGGTAGTTACTGCAACTCCAACTAAAGCAGCGGTGACTGGCGAAAATTCCATTAATCAAGATTTTATGTCTGCCATATCGAATCAAACGGTCATTGTATCTTTCTGGGCCAAAGCGAGCGTTACCGGGGCTAACTTTCATCTGGAAGCTCATGGAGGTTACAGCAAGACAGATCTTAGATTAACTAAAGACTGGAAACGCTACTCTTACAAGTTGACTCTAGGCGATACTGGCAGAGTCTATATCATCGCAGTTGATGCTGGTACTCAGTACTGGCTATCAGAACCTCAAATTGAACTTGGCGATTTTTCAACGGACTACAGTCCAAATCCAGATGATAATATTTTACCGGAAAACGTTTTAACCGCAGACAATATTGCTGATTCTTTGCCAAGCGATTTAGTTTACTCGGACAAAGATGTTACTGTTAGTGGACAATTTACTTTTGACAAAGCACCTAAACTCTCTAATGGAGCGACTTTATCTACGTCTGATGATGCTCAAAAACTAGTGGATCAGATTGCTGATTTAAAGGGGCAAATTGATGCTCAAATGAAGTGGGTTACCATATCACAGGCCGATTATGATACTACCAAAGCAAATGGAGCTTTGGATTCTGGGACGGCATATTTAATTTACTAAGGGGGACAATAATGGCGATCATTAATAATGAGCATCAAATTACTAAGATTAGTGTTGGCGACAAAATCATTATGGATACAACTAAATCGGATGGTTGGATTAAACTAGACCACGCTGATAATTTAATTACTGACTCATTAATTCTTTTTAGAGATAACGGTGATGGCACGGCTAGTATAACAGGTGGAATTAAATTTTCTGGTGATACTGATAATAGCATTACAGTAGTTAATCCACCGGATGGTTACAATTTTACAGGAGCAAAAAATGATAATGTACCTTTCAATTTTGAAAAGAGCAGTGGGCCAAGAAAAGCAAAGACTAGTATTGTTAATGGGAAACTCGTTGTTACACCCGTAGATTCTATGAATTATAGTTGGGACGATTGGAATACAATTTTATCTCTTTCGGCATACAGCGTTGACTGTCCTAGTTTTAATGGTATTCATCCTTATTTAACAGTGAACATTTCAAAATTATAGAAGGATAAAAATGAGAAAAAATAGAAATACTCTAATTATTTTTTTGGGGGGCTAGAAACCCGTCCCTATAGTCCTTCTAACCACTTTCTAATTTTAGGAGGTGGTTATTTTGGCTATTAATATCGGTGACAAAGAAATATCGAAAATCTATTTTGGCGATAAATTAATCATAGATGCCAATAAAGTTAATGGTGTTGGTCTTATTACGGGATCTACAGAAATTATAAGTGAGTTCAGATTGTCTTATATCGATAATGTACAAGATAAAACAATCTCTATTACGTATACAGGATATATTGTGGATTCCCTTCCAGATACATTAAATTTGGGAAGCTGTTTAAACGTTGCGGATTTAACCAGTATTTTAAGCGGTAAAACTATCAAAAGTATTTCAATGTCCGCAAATTTAGTCGGTGGAAGCAATACAGTTCTTTGTAGAATATCTCCAGATACTAATTATCTTCAAATGAAAAATTTAAGTTTGCAAGCTCAAGTGGTGACATATGCACCGATGCACTATGGAAAAATGGCAGAAATTTATTATGAATGAGGAGGTGCCACGATGGCACAATACTATGTACAACTAGATAGCAATCGTTATATTACAAAGGTTCAATCAGAGCTTAGTTCAACGGATAAAGATTTTATCCATATTTACGTCCCAACCCAATTCGATGAAGTCTTTGGCGAAACCTGGGACAAATGGGGCGTAAACGAGTTGGGTACACCAATCCACGGATGGCTACCACCAATCACCCGTAAAGATTTCAGCGATCAAGTAGATGATCTCGATGGCAAACTAGCAACAGCTAGCCAAACGATCTCGGATCAAACTAAAAAGATCAATGAACAGCAACAGACTATCACAGATCAAGGTACCAGCATCGATACTTTGACTACTGACAATACCACCTTAAAGAAGATGGCGGCTGGTTTGACCATGCAAATTGCCCAACTTCAAGCAGCGGTTACCCCAGTAGAAACTCCAAAGGAAGGTGAATAATCATGGATATGTACGCAATGATTCAAATGTTAGCTTCAATGGGTATGCTTACTGACGAAGACGCTATGGAGTATGTTCGAATCGGAACTATCACAGAAGATCAATATAAAGACCTTATGGGCAAAGAATACGTGGCGCCAACTGCTTAGGAGGCCAGGTTATGAATTACCTTTTTTATAAAATTAAGCAAAATCCTTTTCATGTAACTATCGGGTTAACCATGTTACTGACTGGGATTTTTTTAATTACCCACGATCGTTATTTTAAGTGGCCGCCAATGGCAGTGGGCTTTTTTAATGACGATATTATTGGCGGGCTGTTTAGCTTAGTCGGAACAGCGATGATTGTTTGGGCGTTATGGAAAAGACAATCTACCACTATTGATCACATCATTTTAATTGTTGCTAGCATGTTGATGATGTTGCTAACAGCGTACCAATTTCTACACTGGGTCATTTTAGGGTTAGATATGCCGTGGATTTCTAATCTCGGCTTAACCCTCATCATCAATATTCTAGCGTATCGGAGTGATGCAAGTTGAACCAACTATGGAGCCAGATCATTCCTCTTGTACCAACGATTATCACGGGATTTTGGACTTATCATTTAAGCCGACAAAAATCACAGCACCAAAAGGAACAAGATGATGTGGATTCTTGGCGGACGTTGTACACGGAAATGAAGACCAGGGCCGAAAATGCCGAAGCACGAGCCGATAAATTACAAGCTGAAATTGATGAGTTAAGAAAGAAGGAAACATAATGGATATTGTAGAACTGTTAAATCAAGTGAACGCAAATGTGGTGATGACCATTTTTGTAGTGACCTACGTAATTGTAGGAACTTTAAAAGTAACGCCATACTTTAACAAAAACCAATATCTTCCTATTGTAGCGTTGTTTGTTGGTATGATTTGTGGCGCTATCTGGGGTGGTTATAGTCCATCAACCGGACTCTTAGTCGGTGTTGCTGACGGTATTCTCGCCGGTGGATTTGCATCAGCTGGCGGACATGAGTTGATTAGCTCAATTTCAGAATTAATCGGGAGGGGCAAATAATGAGTTATCCTATTAATAAGTCTTACGCTCTAAGTGGCTCACAAGGCGATTCACGGATTGCGTCTAAAAACTACATCATTATCCATGATACCGGTAACGATAATAACAAAGGGTCAAATTCAGCTGGCAACGAAGCAAGTTACATGAAAGGTCATTGGCAAGCTGCTTATACTCACTTCATCGTGGATGACAAAAATATCTTCCAAGTAGGTGAACCCGGTTACGTTGCATGGGGTGCTTTAGATGCTAACCCTTACTCACCAATGCAAGTGGAACTAGCTCATGTGGATAGTCAAGCACGGTTCAACGAAAGTTATAAGCGTTACATCTGGTTAATTCGCAAGTATGCTACTAAATATGGCATTCCCTTAACCTTAGACGGAGCTGGAACAGGTGTTAAAACTCATCAATGGGTCACTAACAATTATGGTGGGGATCACGTTGACCCTTATGGATACCTCGCTAAATGGGGCATTAGTAAGAGTCAACTAGCTCACGATATTAAGTATGGCTTGAGCGGCTCAGAATCCACCACAGCTAAGCCATCTAAACCTAAGAAGGCTGAATACTTTAACTGGACGCCTTATAAAATTTACGCTAAGAAGCAAGTAGCAGCTTATGCCAAAGCTTCTCAAGTGGGTTCTGGTAAGAACGTTAAAAAGATCTATAAGCCCAAAGCAGTAATGGAAGTTGCCAAACTTGAAGGTCACCGTTTCAAACTAATCGATGGCACTTACGTAACCGCTAATAAAGACTATGTTAATAATCTTTATTACCTGCCTAAATCAAAGATCAAGCAAGTGCGATCAGTTGCTGCAAAAGGCAGTGGCCGGTATGATGACATCAAGTTTAACCACAAGAACGCTCATTTCCCTAAGGGAACGTACTTTGACATCGTTAAAGTTATGCCATATGGCAAAGCGTCACGCTTCTTGTTAGCTAATGGAGACTACATCAGTGCTAACAAACTCGTAAACAAAATAGTAAAATAAGGACATCTAGAGAATTCTAGGTATGTAAACCTTATAACCCAAAGAAACCCTCAACCGTAATGGTTGGGGGCTTTTTTGTTTGAAGTAAATGAAAATTATTGAATGCACTAAACGAGTATGTTATGATTTACCACGGTTTAGTTTTAGTAGTTATTATGAAAGTAAAGGTGTTTGATATTGTGTAGTGAGGTATCATTTCATCTCTATCATGGAACTTATGAAGAGAATGCCAATAAAATACGAGAAAAAGGCTTTGATGCTATTTATTTTCCGAATGTTGGACAGATTAATATGGGAAAAACTCCAAAAGATCCCGGTTCACTGGGATATGGTTTATATTGCTTTGAAAATAGTCGCGAAAATGCTTTTGAATTTGCAAAGGGGTTTCATACAGACTCTGCACAAGTGATATATTTTAATTTTGTTTCAAACAATGACTATATTCTTGATTTACGTGATTCTGAGGATTTGAAATTATTTAATGAGTGGATAAATGATGATAAAAGAAGTAGATTATTTAATGAGTTAAGAAAAAAATATTCAAATAATGGTCATCAAAAATCACTTGATGGAGCTATCCTAGAACTATATATATATGATTTAGTGAAAAGGTTTAAGTACGTAACAAAATTAGACGCTGTAGTGGCAAATACACACACTTATTTTAACGATAGTGCTTCTAAAATAACTACATTTCCCAACGGAGTTGAAGTGTGCATAAGGAACTTAGATGGTATAGATTTGGAAAGTCTTAATGTTTATAATTGATTTTCTTTCATATGATATGTTAATGTTAATTTAACGAGGAGGTGTTTGTATGGCTAAGTATAATAAATCGTTTGAAGAAATGTCGAAAGCATTTAGTGATTTTTCATCAGAATATGAAAATGATCTTTTAAAACAATTAGCTGACATGGGATTTTCACTTGACGATGAAATTTACTTTAACACTCCAATAGAACACAATAAAAACAAAATTACTGAAGATGATGATAGTATTTTTGTGGTTGAAGATTCATTGAATTTTCCAACTAGTAATATTATTTATACTGATAATATTTTAGCAGCGTAAAAAAACAAAGAGTGGATGATAATGACAAATCAGAATGCACCTGTTATTAGTTTTGAAGGGTATCGAATTGCTAATTTAGAATATAAAGCATATTCGGAAGAAAACTTTATAAAAAGATCTTCCGAAGTAGATATGACAAAATTTAAAGTTGAAATTTCTATGGATTTTGAAAATAGAATATCTCAAATCAAAATAACTGTTAATTTTGCAAACGAAAAAAATTTACAAATTGGATTGTTAACTTTTTTAGGGCAATTTAAAATTGGAGACGCCGTTACTGATGAAGAAGAGGCAAGAAAATATTTATTAACTAATGGTACGGCTATTATGTTTCCGTATGTTAGATCTTTAGTTTCCATGATTACAGCCCTTGATAAGGGTGATGTGACTGTTTTACCAACATTTAACTTTTCAAGTGGATTCCAAGAAGAATAATATAAAAGCACCCATAACTGGATGCTTGAAAAATATGTAAGAAGAACTCGATTTAGTCGTTGAGCTCATTCTTGCATATTTTTTTGACAAGTAAAGTTATTTGTATAAAATTTTATACATTTGTATCTGTTAATTACTCCAGTATTTTTTCAATCTCTCTAAACTCATCTAAGCTCATGATGTAGTGCAGGTGTTGCTCTCCATATCCAACTTGCAGCAGAACAACATCTTCGCTCAAGTTACCCTTGGCAATGATGCAAAAATGACCAGCGTGCTTGTGATACCAAAAATCAGAATTCATTTTATCACTCCCTTTATCTTATATAGATAGATACGAAAAAGGAGAGCGATTTTTTTAAATTTTGCGCACAAATTTTTGCGCGTGCAAAAAACGTGCATGAGTCATTAACGTTCTTATGGCTTCTTATGCTTTTTAAAAATAAAAAAATAGCCTAAATCCTTGATATAAAAGGACTTAGGCTTTTTTGAAATGCTTCTTATTGTTACTAAAATGGAGTCGGCGGGGTTTCATTTGTGAATTTTGTGTATTGCTGTTATACCGGCAATATCAAGGCATTAAATAGCTTTTAAAAGCTTGGTGGTTGCCATAACGGTTGCCATTGGTTGCCAATCAACATATTAACCACTTAAAAGGTATAGGGTTAGTTCTAAGTGGTATGGCTGACCTATTCAGTAATATAATTGGCCAACTTTTCCGCTGTTTCTCTTTCCTTATTCTCGGTAACGTGGCTATAAACGTTTAAAATAACGTCCATATCTGCATCACCCAACCGAGATTGAACTTCTTTAATTGTTGCCCCAGATTCTAACATCATAGTGGCATGAGTGTGGCGGAACTTGTGAATGGTGATTGGTGTAAATTCCTTTGGCCGATCATCTATGATACTATGCAACCACTTGCCGGGGGTATTTAATGATTTAAGACCGTTCTTAGTGTTGGCAAAAACTAATTGTTTAGGCTTGCTGGTGTTAAAACCTAGAATGGTGTACTGTTCTTTCTGTTTTGCTTGCCAACGTTTCAGCAAATCAATAGTAACACGATCTAAAGTTATAACCCGTTTGCCTCGTGCTGTTTTGGGGGTCTGAATGATTTGTTTACCGTTCTGGCCTTGGGCAACAGTCTTATTAATATCAAGGGCGTGCTTATCAAAATCAACATCGCCCCATGTAAGTGCTAAGCACTCACCCCGGCGAATACCCGTAAAGGCCAACACTCTAAACAGGGTGAACTTTTCTAATTCTGTTTCTGGGTCAATGTAACTAAAGAACCGAGATAGTTCTTCTTTTGTCCAGTAGTTATTGCGATCGTCTTCCCATTCACCTTTGTGCTGGGGTAGGGTAACAACGTTGACGGGGTTCTTTTGAATGTAGCCCCGTTGTAGAGCAAATTTAAAGACCATATTAGTGTAATGATACCACTTGCGATAATTTACCTTAACTTCATCAAACCATTGGTTAACAGCCTGCTGAACGTTTCTGGCGGTTATGGTTTTAATGCGTTTATTGCCAAAAGCTGGTAAAATATGGTTGTCAAACATTTTAGGAACACGCAAGGCGGTGCTTTCCTTGACGGTATGAATATAGGTTTCATACCATTCAGAGTAAACATCACGAAATAGAACATGCTTTTCCTTGTTTATTCCACCGTTTTGTATTTCTAATTCCAACCGTGAAGCCATTAACGTGGCTTCTTTTTTTGTCTTGAAACCCCGTCGGTGGATCTTCACTGGTTTACCAGTTTGGGGATTAGTCCCACCATATAAATGAATTGAATAACGTTTTTCGCCTGCTTTAGTTAAATATGTGTTAATGCTTGCCATAATAAAAACTTCCTTTATAACGGCCAATGCGGGGCATGTTATGTAAGGTTGTTTGTGGCGTTGCTGCTATGTGGTTTATTTGTAGGCTTTTTTGACTACATCAAAGAAGCGGCTAATTGTTTCTAATTGATCGAACTTCTTATTTTCTAGCAGGTTGTTGTAAAACTTGGTGAAGTAATCTAGATCTTGTTGGTACATTTCCCCTAATTCTTTGGGGGTTTTTTTTTCGGGTTCAAATAGTTTAGCGATTTTCTTTGCCATGGTTTTATTGTCGTAATAGTCGGATTCTTCATCAATTCCCATAAGGTAGGAAACTGAAACATTAAAATAATCCGCCAACTTATTCCATGTTTTTATTTTTGGTTCTCGTTGTCCTTTTTCATAAAGGCTAATTGATTGCGGTGTAACCCCAGCTATCTTTGCTAAAGCCGATTGGGAAAGGTTTTCTTTTTTCCGTAATTCTGAAAGTCTATTCGTATTACTCACCCCTTTTCATACAACAATTATAATGCTAAACAATACAAAATCACAACTAAAAGTTGAACAAGCATTGACAACAACAAAAAGTTGAGTATGATAGAGTTACAACTAAAAGTTGAATATTGATAGTTGAAAAGAGGTGAAAAACATGCCAGAAGTTAACCCAGATCTTTTATTAGCGGTAAGGCGAAAGCGTGGGGAACTTAATTTGACGGTTGCGGAATTATCAAATTCCACTGGGATAAGCCGTTGGACGTTAAGCCCTATTCTTTCAGGAAAGCATACCAGCGCCAATAGAACCACGATTAAAAAGCTCGACAACTGGCTATACCAACACATCTAAAGGGGTGACAAAAAAATGGCCATATCAGTACCGTTAGAGCTTCCCGAGGAAGCCCTAGAGCAGATTAAAGCAACAATGTTTGAAACGGCTGTAGAGGCATTTAAGACCGCTGGCAAGAAACAAGATTTTCCTAACTGGATGAATTTAACTCAAACTGCTGGCTACATGGGTGTCTCAAAAGCCACTTTGAACAATTTCATTAAACAAGGTCTAAAAGTTGCAACGATTAACGGCATTCAACGGGTTTGCCAAAATGAAGCAGATCGCTTTTTTATTGAACATCAGATTTAAATAAAATACAGGCCAATGCGGGGCGTTTTTATTTAAATTCAATGAAGGGAGGTGAAAAACTATGTTAGCTTACTTAATGCTGTTTTTTCTAAAGCTTTATCTTGCTGGGGGAATTGGGGTAATCATTTATAAGATTGCTCAAGATCCGAAAGAATTTTTCAAGTAACAACACACACCAACGGAGGTCAACACATGAACAAGGAAATCAATACCCTAACCAGCATTTTATTAGATTTATTGGCTGATTTAGAAGCCGACGCGACGGAACCCAGCGTAATCATTAAGGCGGAAGAATCGCACGTTATTGCCAGCTTATTGTACGAAAAACTAAAAGAAAAGAAGGATTATTAATGATGAAAAAAGTGCAAAAAAAGACACCTTGGTGGGCATACCAAAAGGCGTCATGTATCCGGTTGTTGGACTGTATTAATTATAACACTCCTGATCTAAAAAGCAATGAAGGGGGTGTTGTGAATGGCTAATGAACTAATGTCGCCTTATCTTTGGATTAACCGGGGATTTAAAGTATTCCCACTCGCAGCCAATAGCAAAGTCCCTAATTTAGGCCAACGCGGTTTTAAGGACGCTGTTGAAAGTGAAGATGATTTTAACAGTTTACGAAAATCACCGGAAGATAATGTAGGGATTGTGCTAGAAAATACCAAGTATTTAGTGATCGATGTTGATCGCCATAACGGTGTAGATAACGTGGCCGCTCTGGGTACGGATTTGGAAGAAATGAAAGAGACTTATTACGAAACAACTCCCAATGACGGCTACCACTTCTTCTATATGATCGATCCTAAAAAGAAGATTGGTGTACGTAAAACAATTCCCGTTACTTTAGATAACGGCGCACATGTTGAAATTAAAATGCAGCATGTAGTTGTTTCCCCCTCCAAGATTGACGGGAAAGCCTACACGCCACACGGCAATTGGGACGATGTTAAAGTCGCCCCGGATTGGGTTAACAATGCTATAGCTGAGGAAAAGAGATTAAAAGAAGAACAGCAATATACAACGGAAAGTATTGAACGGGCTTATGTAGACGATACTACTGCAATTCGAGCCATTCAAAATTACATCGAACGTCATTCCGATGACCTGCAAGACGAGGCGAAATACAAAACATTCTTATTTGAAATTGTGGGCAACGTTTTGGATAACGAAATTAGTAAGACCGTTGCTAATCGTGCTGTGGTTTTGGCTGCTAATGGTGATCCCGAATGGGTGAAGAACAACAAACGGGATTTAGCTTATCGGCTAAATAACACCGCTCCCGGACAAAACAAACTTCCATTTAAAACTTACTTTGGTCTTAATAAAGCGCCAGAATACCAATATGAAGAAGTACCGGAAGACACCGACGAGAGCCAACCAAAGCAAAAGCGTTTGAATATAGCGGCATTGGCGGATGAATATCACGAACAAGAACACAGCGAAAAAGCTCCCGACACGACCCATGTAATGGGGCTGATGATGACTGAATATAAATTTGTAATTCTAGGGCATGAAGAAAATTCACCACTTGCCGTATATGATAAACAACAAGGCTTATATAGAACTTCTGATAATTTTATTGATTTTCTTATTTTACAGGAGGCCCCACGGCTAACATCTCGCCAAATCACTGAAGTTCATCAGAAAATCAGTTGGCAAGCCCTAAGCTGTAATCGTGTTGAACCCACCAAGGATAAAAATTTGATTCCGGTTAAGAATGGTATTTTTAAGGTTGATACCGGTGAACTACTTCCGTTTAGTAGCGATTATATTTTTACTTCCGAGATCGCTACACCATTCGACCCAGACGCCAAAGAACCAGAGTTAGGGCCGAATAATTGGAAACCGTCAGAATGGTTAATGGGAATTGCAAACGGTGACAAAGACGTTAATACCTTACTTTGGCAAGTGATACATGCGTCAATCAACGGATCATTTTCATACCGCAAAAGTATTTGGCTGCTTGGTAAGGGTAACGATGGTAAGGGAACATTTCAAGAACTCATCATGGGAGTTGTGGGACAGCAAAACACGGCGGCATTAAAGATTAACGATTTCTCACAACGGTTTGCTATGGCTCAACTGGTTGGCAAGAGTGTGGTTATCGGTGATGATGTTCCGGCTGGTATTTACCTTGACGATTCCAGTAATTTTAATGCAGTGGTAACTGGGGACGTTGTCCAAGTAGAGCAAAAGAATAGACCGGCATACGCTATGCAGCTAACGCCAACAGTTATTCAGTCTACTAATGAAATGCCAAAGTTCAAGAACACTTCCAACGGTACTAACCGGCGATTAATTATTGTTCCGTTTAATCATCAATTTACTAGTAACAACGACGACTGGAGAATTAAAGACGAATACGTAACGAATCCAGATGTAAGTAAATGGGTACTCAAAAAGGCCCTAACAATGGATAGATTCGAAAAGTTTATTGAACCGGATATAGTTCAAAAACAACTGGAGATCTTCAAAGAAGACAACAACCCGCTTTTTAATTTCAAGAGTGAAGTTTTTGACAAATACGAACCCGAAGTTATTCCAGTAGGCGCGGTTTATGTTTACTACGTTCAATACCAAAAAGATAACGGCCAACGAAATATCATGAGCCAACGAAAGTTCACTAAACAGTTTGGGGAACTCATCGCAGATGATTACGAACGGAAAAGTTACCGGCTGAAAGATAATTCATGGAAGTTTGAAGAGTTTACCCGCGGTAATAATTCGGACGTTGGCCAGAGATTACTTCAATATGAAGGTGCTGACATGAATAAATGTTATGTGAAGGTAAATATCCCTCGCCATTTAAATCAATTCAAATAAATGCCGTTACCGAAATAGCCTGCTGTTACCAGTTTGTTACCGAAATTTATAATTTGGGTAACGGCACAAACCCTTGTGGGAGTGGAGGTTAACCAGTGCTGTTACTCTGTTACTCTATTTTATAACTTTTTAATATAATATATGGCCCCAATAAACTGCTGTGTATACAGACAAATAAAAAGTTTCGGTAACAGCACCATTTCGGTAACAGCATAGCCTAAACCACTGGTATAACAGCATTCTGCTGTTACCGAACCGAAACCAGAACGGTAACAAAACGGTAACACCAATCCCAAACCATTGATATAACAGTGTTTTAGTTCGGTAACGCCACAAACCAAATTTAAAAGAAAGAAGTGGAATTGTTGGCAATAACAGAAAATGAAAAAATCACCAGAGAAGCACTTTCGTATTGTGGGAAGTTGCTTGAGAAATACCGAGATATGCCGGAAGCCATGACCAGAATAGAAGGTTACCTAATTGATCCTAGCAGTGAAGACAATCCGAAATTAACAGGTATATTAACAAACCGACTTCACAACTATAAAAAAATGTACGATATTCTCGATTCCTTTATGAATGATTTGAAGGAATCTGATTACGAACTCTATTCTATGGCTTATGAACATTGGCTATGGAAAAAAGAAATTGTGTACATCGCTTTGGATCATCATGCTTCTGATAGCAGTGTTGATCGTCGCTTGAGAGAGGTTAAGAGGCTGCTTGCTGAAAGGTTAGAAATGATATGAAATTAATTACTCATTGTATGTGGTAGGGGCATGTGTGTGCCTGAAAGGCAATGACCAGCCCTCGCACTAGCCTAGCCAGAATAAAGACACGTGTTATAATATAGTTATGCAATTCTTCTTGTAATCAACGAACCAGCCCCCAACTTCAAACGGTTGGGGGTTTTAGTTTGCTGTTGTGGCATGGCTCAAGCATTGAGCGAAAATAAAATAATGTTATAATATATTTATAGGTTATTAACCTATGCAGGGCTTTGTATGCTGGAGCAAAAGTCATAAATCTTTCTATCATTTATTAGATACATCAAAAGCAATCCCTATCACTGTAATGGTGGTGGGGTTTTTATTTGCCCAATGTTGGCCCACAAATGACCCACACGATTATTTAAAGCAGTCTATAATATAGTTATGCAATGAAGCGGAAAATTCATTGCAAATATATCCAGAAAGGGCCTTACTTAGGGCCTTAGTTGTTGCTTTACTGTTGAAGCAGCACGGCGGTATTAGATTGAGAAGTAACCAACGGGGGTTAGTTGCTTCAATGTTTGATCACATTGCACCCATTAGATATTTGCTGATTATGTTATGATCGGCCGAGCTAAGAGAAACTTGTTGACGGTGAGCGAACAATTTAATTGTTCTGCTTAATACGATCCATATTATTTTCATGATTCATTACTTCCTTTATGTATTATTGTTTCTGTCGTGGTTTCGTTATTTTCTAATATTTATCTCCTTATTTTTGTCCCCGTAACTTTAATAGTTGCGGGGGTTTTTGTTTGGGTAACGTTGGTAGTATTTTACGGATTTCAAATCGCTAAATTAAATGGCCTATTGATTAGTACCCAATAAACACGGATAATATAGCCCAAAAGGAGTTGAAAGAAATGAAGAAAACAATTGGAATTATCATGACCGGTTTAATGGCTGTTGGGATTGGTGTATCGGCCAATCAGCAATCAGTACAAGCAAAATCAACGATCAAACGTATGTGGAAAGTAATCAGCGTTGAAGATGTTGAAGCATATTATACTGCTTCTAACAAGAGTGCCTATGTTTGGAATACTAAGTTTACTAAAAGAACTAACAATTTAAAAAATTACCCCAATACCACATGGTATGTTAGTGAGCAAGTAAAGTATAATCATCGAGTGTATTACAAGATAAGCGGTTTAAGTGGTAAGGTTTATGGCTATACTTGGCGTGGCAATGTTGCGCCGTATATTTTAAAACCAATGAACAGTTTTAAAGGTGATGCCGATTATTTAAATTATCTAAATACTGATAAATCCCAAAAGGTTGCACGGGCCATTTTAAAGTTAATGCCTAATGCTGAAGTGGATTATAAATTATCTTATGCAGCTGCTAAAGCGTCAGACTTATCAAAAATTAATGGATACAGCAATGTTATTCCATTGTCTAATTTGGAAATGAAAGTCAAAGATGAGGTCGGGTTTAAGTACTCTACTTACATTAGGTATCAACTCCAAACTAATGCTCCCACTGCAGCGGAGACGGCTAAGAATGTGAAAGCAATTCTAGAACATCATGGGTATACCTCTGAAAAATTAGATAGTTTATTTAAGCAAGGATATAAACTAGGGATCTGTGTTGATTGTTCTGGCGCTTATAGTGCTGGAAAATATGGATATCCAAGTGAGCTTAAACAACATTCAAACGATGGATCATCTCGGATGGGTACGCTTGTATTGGCTAAATAATAATAATAATATAAAAGTAAGTCCTAACCACAACGGTTAGGGCTTTTTTGTTTGGCTAAAGTTGGCCCACAAATGACCCACATGAAAATACTATACGAAATATAATAATACTATAGACAAATGTTGTATTCAGAAAGAGGGTGAAGTCTATGAAGTCACGAGAGGATCTGTATAACTTCTTACTAACCAAACGGCCAGCAGAATTACCATTAACTAAGCATGATATTGAGTTAATCCAATCTGCTGTAGAGATCATGGAGCAAGTAGCAGCACAACAGAAAAGTATTGAGAAGCTACAAGCAGAAGACGACGCTAGAGCGCTTGAAGTTTATGAGCAAGGCGAGAAGTTAGACCGTGCTTATCTTGCAAGAGGATTGTACGAATTAAACGTAAGCAAAATGTTGATCAGTCGCCAAGCTATGAAGCTATTGAAGTTGGCTGGTGTAGATCTGGGAATTGATTTTGATAAGCCATTTATTTACTAACTTAATATTGGGAGGTTGCTGTTATGTCGTTCAATGCCAAGAAGTATATTGAATCAATCCTGCACGATTACCCTCGTTGCGATCAGTACATTGATGATCGAGTTAAGAACATGGTTCAAGAAGCAGCAGAAGAATCGTTGCGCAATAGTAACAAAGATCTGACTGAAAAGCAGATCAAAGAAGCCTTGTACGATGGGTACAAAGATCCCACGATCAAAGACCCTAAAACATGGGCTTTAAAACGTGATAACAATTTAGCAGGATTACAAGAGAACCAAGACGTAATTAATAGTTGCTTGGCTGAACTAAACGAGAAGGATTTAAAGACTATTGCAGCAGTGTTCTTTAATAATTATCTGACAGCCAGAGAAGCAGCGGAACACTTGCATGTTTCTGGCGCAAAAGTATCACGAGTTACAAATAAATTTATTAAAGCAGTAGCCAAGCACAAAGGATTTGAATTATAAACTTATGATTCTGATAACAATCTAGAAAGTTTGGTGTACCTAACAAAATACCCCCGGCCTTACTCTCCCAAGGCTTTCCGCCATACAATGGAGTCTTCTCACAGAAATGTTCAAAAAACGAGTATAAAAGTATAGGGGGGTAACTGTTTTAAACGTTGATATAACAGTATCTTTAACAAAAAAATATAGAAAAAAGCACCACTAAACTAAATAAAAAAGATAGGGGGCTATAGATTGAGTATTTTCAAAAGAAAAAAGGCTATTGAACCGATTAACGATCCCATTTTTGAAGTGATTAGTAGCTGGGCCGATAATCCCGGAGAAGTACCACTAGATAGTGGCTACAGAAACAGTGCTATCTTTTCAGCAGTAAGCCTAATTGCTGGGGATCTGGCCAGTAACCGGATTAAGTCGGATAGCAGCAAACTAGAAAAGATCTTAAACGATGATCCCAACGACTTTACTAATGGCCACGATCTAAAACAGTCATTATTCACTAATTTACTGCTGTACGGTAATTCATTTTGTTACGTTGACCGCTCAAGCTTAAACAATGCCGTAATTGGCTTTGAATTTATCCCATATGGTAATGTACGGGTCGAGTATGATACTGACGACCAAGAGCCAACTTATTACTGGGCGGATAGTTCCAAACGTAAAGGCCAAATTAAGAACGCTGATATTTTGCACTTCAAGTTATTCCCGGTTAGGGGCGTACAAGGGGTATCACCACTACAAGCCCTACACCAGCAACGCAACGCCATGAACCAAGCGGATAGCATGCGGAATAATTATTTTAATATGGGTTATTCTAAATGGCATTTAACATTAAATGCTGGTGCGGTTGACCAAGAAGCAAAGGATCATATCAGAAACGCCTTTGAGAGTTCTATCACTGGGGATAATTCTGGTAGAACCATTGTCACAGATCAAACCATGTCCGTCGATCCCCTGAACTCAAATACTGACGCTGGCATTGTTAAGTTGATTAGTGACGTTCAGAACGCCAGTAAAAAAGATATTGCGACGGTGTACGGCATTCCGGTTGATTGGCTGGGAATTGAAAGTGAGCATAGTAACGCCGAGCAGGCTAAAAGCTTTTATGTAGAACATGCCTTATCTAATTATATGGCCGCAATTACTAGTGAACTAGAGTTTAAACTTGGCCAACACTTTGAATATGATTTGAGTAGGCTACTAAACACTAACGTTCAAGCTCAATCAACCATGGCCATGGAACAATACAACGCTGGAATCATCACGATTAATGAAGCCCGTAAAATGATGAACTTGGAACCATTAGAAAATGGGGACGAGAGAAAGGACTTATTAAATGGGAACTAATTTAGAAAAATTGTTGTTAGATGATTCGGAAGTTAGAGCTAACGAACCGACAGACGACAAAGAAGACACTGGCAAGAAGTCAGATGATACCCAACAGGATACTGACGATAAGAAGCAGGATACTGAACCCAAAGACGATCCTAAAGAAGATACTAGTATTAGCGGTTACGCTTTGAAGTTCAATGCACCCAGCAAGGATTTAGGGGGCTTCATTGAGATCATCGACCCTAATGCGTTGGCTGATACGGATTTATCTAAAGTAGTCTTGTTATTTAATCATGACTATAACCAGATCCTAGCCAGTGTGGCCAACAATAATCTTACTTTAGCCATTGATGAAACGGGGTTGAAGTTTGACGCCCAACTAGATACTAGCGTTAGTTATATTGCCGACGCTTACAAACAAATCCAAAACGGTAACTTAAGCCACTGTTCATTTAGCTTTGATGTAGCTGATAACGGTGACGAATTTACTACTGATACTGACGGTAAGACGGTTAGAACCGTTAAGCAGATCAGTAATTTATATGATGTGAGCGTGGTTTCGATTGCGGCTTATGATGAAACGGAAGTTTCTACCGCCGCCGCCCGCTCATACGAAAACTATTTAACTAAAAAAGAAAGCGAGGGCAAACATATGCCTATTGAAACTTTAGATCCAAATAACGAAACGAAACAAGCAGAATTAAGATCCTTTGATAACTATATCCGTTCCCACGGTGAAAAGCGGGACGGTTTAACTACAGCAGACGGGAATATCGTAATTCCTGAACTAGTAGCCCAACCAGTAATGGAAGAACTATCTAAGCAAGATTTAGCTAAATATTCTTATGGCTTAACGGTTAGTTCTTCAATGGGTAAGATCCCAGTTATTTCTGACAGTCAAGCGGTATTAGCTACTAAAGAAGAACTTGCTGCAATCCCAGAAACCGAAAACGGCATTGACGGGGTTAAGTATGAAGTGAAAACCCGTACTGGTAAGATCATTTTATCTAATGAAATCCTTGATGATTCAGCAGTAGACTTATCTTCTATCATTAGCGATCAATTAAAACGGTTAGTCTTGAACACTAACAACGCCCAAATCTCGACTATCTTAAGCGGTTTAACCGCTACCCCAGTCACCACCATGGACGATATTATTAAAGCCTATGACGGTAAACTTGACCCTAATTTCAAAGAAATTGCGGTTACTAACATGACCGGGTTGGCTTACTTGGATACTTTGAAGTATGAAGACGGCCATTTCATGTTAATGGACGATGTAAAGGCACCTAGTGGTAAAGCTATTTTCGGTTTACCTTTGTTAGTACTTAACGATAAGTTCCTAGCTGGTACACCATTATTCATTGGCTCATTGCGGGAAGCGGTGGCCGTAATTACTAGGAACAATCTAGAAATTAAGTACGATGTATTTGATAACTATGGGACTGCATTCGCTGCAATCTTAAGAACTGATTATCAGTTGCTTAATCCGGACGCAATGTTAAACTTAACTTTGCCAGCAGGAACAGCAGCCGCCAAAGCTAGTACCAAGAAATAAATAGTTACCCAATTGCCTACCATGTAAGAATGGTGGGCTTTTTGTTTGGCATGACGTTGTACAGGCGCATTCTGCTGCACGGTTTAAAAGTGGGGTGGTTAGTTGTGGGTTTGGGTGGCTCTAATAATATGTATGTAGTTGGATATTGTTAAATGACCGTGCTACAATACTCCTTGAAATAAAGTAGCATGATGAGTTACCAAAGCCCCCAACTATTTGGAGTAGTTGAGGGCTTTTATTATGAATCGTTGTCTGTTTTTTGCGGTTATTATGTCAGTAAGTAACCAATAAAACCGTAAATATCTATTTTGCCAAAACAATTCCAGGATAATCGTCAAAAGTTTGATTTTTGGCATTGGCATAATAGAAAATACCAATTTTATAGTTACTTAAAGAATTACGTTTTGCTTGAGTATAACCGGCATTATTCAATGCTGATTTAATTAAATTAATTCTAGTTTTATCGGAAATATTCTTTTTATATATAATATGATCCATGTATTTCGTAGCTGCTGGGAAAGCCAAAACTTTGGAATATCCTAAATTATCTAAACTTTCATATTGCTCAAAGTTTTGGGTTAGTTTTAATGAAATTTTGGTATTTGGAAATAGTTTTAATACTTCACGGGTTACTTTTTGTGATGGTGATTGTTTAATATAGTTCATATATTCATTATCATTCATAAAGCGGAAAGGGCTAACGTCATTTAAAACTTTATAATTTGTATTGAAACCACGATCTAAATAACCATGCCAAACCATACCAACTTTTGAAACATATTTATGTGATGGATCATAGCTAGAAACGTAATAATAAATTGCTTTTTTACCATTATGAGATACTACAGCATTTTTACCATTATAAATCCAACTGTAATTTTTGTAGTTTTTTAAGTTAGCTTTTACTTTAGTTCGAGTTGAATTCCACAAATAAACATTTTTAGATTTGTTTTTGACGTGGTAAAAATTTTCTGAAATGCTACTGTTTATTGTGACTTTTTCCACTTTATAGCTAGATGCACTTGAATTATTTTGATGAATAATCAGGCTCATTCCTGTAATAGCTAAAGTTGCCACAGCAATTTTAGCAATTTTTTTTATATTTTTCATGTATGTATCTCCTCAATGTTTTTTTTCAACTCTTATTATACAGTAGTATAGCCGCGGTATAACTAAAAAATATGTTATATAGGCGCATTCTGACGCACGGTTTAAAAGTGGGGTGGTTAGTTTGTGGGTTTGGGTGGCTCTAATATTATAGTAGTAATGCCAAAATAAAACCCCTCGACCAAATAGGCGAGGGGGAATCAAAAAGCAATACTTCTTCAAACGAGCAGCGGTTAATCGCTGCAACTAATTTTAACATCACAGTTGGCAAACAACCAGCAAGCATTTAGACAAATAAAAAACTGTTACCCAAAAGGATAACAGCACATACACGCCCCGCACGGTCTATATTAAATTGGTATACCTAATATAATGGTTGCCAAAACGGTTGCCATTGATTAGCAATTATTGGCCTTTGTTGGCAATTCTAAAAAATAGAAATGCCTTTATACCAGTACTTTAACCGCCGTTACGATTTATTAAAAGCTATAAAATGGAGTCGGCGGGAGTCGAACCCGCGTCCGAGCATATCGCCACCTGAACATCTACGTTCATAGATTTACTATTTAAATTTCACTAATAAAAACGCCATAAATCAAGGCTCTCGTTATTAGCTAATCTGATTAGTCTCTTCAATTGACTTCAGATGGGAGCCAATTGCGTAAGCCCACTTATTTATAGGACCCAGATCTATCTCATGGGCGAAGATAGGAGGATCTACGTTAAGCGCTTATTAGGCAGCTAAAGCGTAAGAGTTTGAATTATTTTTTGCAGTTATAATTTTAAACTGGGTGGTTTAACGTGGCACCGCACGAAACGCAGTCCAGGCTCGACCTATACCCGTCGAATCCATAACGACCCCAAAATTGTATCTATAATTGTAGCACATTTCAGGGAAATAGCAAAAAATTTAGATTAAATCAAAGTGTTTGAGACCGTTTACGATACCGTGATCGGTGTTAGCCGTGGTAACAAATTCGGCATATGGTTTAACGTGGTCTAATGCATTACCCATTGCAACGGCATGATCTACAAAATCAAGCATTGGAATATCATTATTACCATCACCGAAAGCATAGGTAGGAATATCTTCAAGTCCGGCATTTTTAATTAATTCTTGAATCCCGTGACTTTTAGAGTTGCCTTTGATGACAATATCCATACTAGATGGAGTATTACGATAAAAAGTAAATTGATCATCAAATTTATCTCGGTAATCTTCATCATGTCCCTTGGTCATTACTAGCATCATATAAACGGGATTGGCAAGCCAAAATTCTTCCGCACCAACTGGGGGAACCGTACTGTTAACAGAGTCATAAGCTCCTTGAGCAAACTCCGTGTTAAAGTTGATCCGGGCACCTTTATCATTTAAGACTACGATGGATTCTTCAAAAGTCTTAGCATATTCAGCTAATTCTTTTGCTTGCTGATTGGAGAAGGTTGCTTCGTACACCGGCTTACCTTCATAAACCACGAAGTCGCCGTTAGCTGAAACCACTGTAGAGATTCCAGTAGCCTCCATAACGTGTGGGATCTCGAAGAGATTGCGTCCAGTTGAAATCACCGGTAAAATGTTATTGGACATTAATTGGTGCATAGCATCTGCCACTTCAGGATCAACTTGGGTTTGAGCATTTAACAGTGTATTATCTAGGTCAAAAAAGGTGAGTGCTTTGTACATAAGATAAGGACCTTCCTTTAATTAAATTAGCAATAATAGTATTAGCTTCAATTTTAGCATAATTATTCGCTTAGTTTGTTAACATATTGCGCTAATTATTGGTAAAATAAAGATAAATGGGGTGGAAAAATGAAAAAGACAACGGTAGCCGATGAACACACCAAACCGTTTTTTGTGCGATTGCGTAAAATCCCTGGTGACCATTGGTACCTACCAGAAAAAGGCAATACTAAAAATAAACAAAAGATGCCTAAAAGTTATTTAACACATGATTTTAGTATTAATCAGATCAGTTTTTTTAATAACCAAGTCTGGTATTATTTTGAAGGGGAAAATACTTCAGGCTGGTTAGCTAAGCGAAATATTAGTAAGGCATTTAGAAGATTGGCTGTAAAGCCATTGAAACAGCGAACAGCTACAGATTTAGACAATTACGTAGCTGCTTTAATGATGTTATTTGACTATGCCGACCAACCAATGGATGAAGCCAAATTAAGGGATTGGGTCCAAGGTTGGCACGATAATTCTCGTAAATTATTAGATTTAAGTGAACTAATTATTAATCAAACTAATTCTATTCGAGACTTAAATCAAGCAGATTTTCGTCAGTTGAATCGACAATTATTGAGGGGAAGACCAATACTATTACGAGTAAATGGATTAGATAACCTTAAATCCAATGTGATTGTGTTAACTGGATTTAATCGTAAATTGTATTATTATAACAATCCTTGGTCTGGAAAATTAGAAGTGATTTCACAAAAACATTTAAAGCATTTTTGGAAAAATGGCTCGTATGAAGCTATTAGTTATTAA